CCTCTTGCGGCGAGTGCCGCCTTGAAGTCATGCACCAGAGCAGCGCTTGCCCTGCGTGCTGCCGCCTCCACTCTACGAGAGGGAAGCGGACGCCACTGCTGCGCAGCGTCGCGCAGCTTCACGTGGCAATTGCGAGCCTTCACTTCTCTTGGCAGACGACCAGGAAGTGGTAGTGGTTCAGTGGGTCGCACCACTGTGTGACCGAGCGCGATTGCCCTGCGCTCTAGCCCCACCTTCGGGATGCGATTACCACCCTGCTGGTCCACCTGGAAGCCCTTGGCTGCAGAGCGCATGAGTGTGCGCCCTGGGGTCTTGGGCTTCGGGAACCGGTTCATGGTCAAACCACCGCTCCACTCGTTGGTGCGGTAGTGACCTCGGAACTGCCATTTCTGGTTCATGTGAGTCCTCCTTTCAGGACTTTAGGACTGCATGGCGTTGTGAACGTTGTCGCGCACCAGGTCAGCTGCGCCAATCTTCGGGGACACGTGCTTCTCCCACAGCGAGCAGTTGTTCATTCCCTCCAAGTACTCTAGGGCAGCGATCAGCACCTGCGCGCTGCTGCAGTACGTCGCTGTCGGCTCATCGCACAACCGCATGTCCCACGACTCCCCGACCATCATGAACACGTACGACTCCTTCCCCCACACGATCCACAGCCTCTGCCCTTCCCCCCACTGCTCCACATCCATCCGGCAGTCGCAGTCAGGGAACTCGAACCTTGTGCGCCCACCAACAATTGAAATCTTCATACCAAGATCCCACCTTTCTGCACTTTACGAGTGCAAGTAACATGAGGACTTTGAAACCGCACGCTGCGGTCCCATAAGTGAATGCCCACCACAGCCAGTCAAGGCTGGGTGAGACTGTGTGCCCATAGCGGATGTTTGACCGCCAGGGTCTTTCCGGTAGATCCGGGAAACCCACAGCACAGCGTTTCCGCCGTGCTGGGGTAGGGAAACGGGGCGTGATAGCACGCTAGCCCCGCCCATCTGCAGCCATGCGTGCGGCTGCGGGTTACTGGTGACTGTGACTCGGCTACTGCAGTAGAATCGTCCGCTTACCCCACTACTGTGTAGCCTACAGATACCGCCGTGTCATGCGTGGCTGGTCGCTAAGCAACCCCGCATGATCGACTCCCTGGTGCGCATGCCGCGCGTATGCAACCCCGTAGCCGCTGGCTACCGGACATAGCGCACCGTTGTCGTCAGCCCGGAGGCTGACCGCCCTGCAGGTTAGTGATCATCATCGGGAAGCCATCCCATCAGCGCAAGCGCGTCACTTGGGAATATGTCCGGATGATCGGATCAGTCGCCGCAGTATTGGATCTAGGTCGTGGGCATCATCGACCGTGGCATATCCTCGCTGGCTACTTATCAGGGTCACGAGCACCCCAGCCGTAGCGAATCCGTTAGGAAACTTCGCAGCCGTTGCGTAGATATCAGACCGCCTGGCACGCACACTATCACGCCGTGACGCGATAGCGAACGCACCCACGTATCACCACAGTAGGACCGCCGCGCACCTGCCGGCCTAGCCGGGGAGCACGCGACAGCCGCCCTACGGTATCTGTCGGTGGAACTAGCCTATCGTACCCTTCGACCGTTGGCGAGCATGGCCTAGCGCTACTCGCTGTATCATATGGGTACTGTACTTCGCGGCGCCATCCATGACGCCACTACTTGCCCTGCAGGGTACAGCGTCCACACGCTGTCCGTCCCGCTCCGCTAGCGCACTACGCGCTATCGGCAGCGAAGCATCCAGGATAACCGACCTCCGTTGAGGGGACCGCTACGCTTGCGCGTCTCGGTCGGGCCGGCTCGGCGCGCCCTAGCGCACCGTTCCCGATCATGGAAACCAGGGGTTCCGCGACTCCCGCGCTTCGATTGCCCGTGTTCCGGGCGGCGGGGCCTCACCAGGCGCCTCTTTCGTTCCCGCCACGCGGATTCCGGTTTCGGCTCGGGGCCGAGCGGCAAGCCGCGCGCACGGGGCGTAGGTCGCTACTAGTGCGCGGTACTATGTAATCCCCGGCGCCCGCCGTTAGGCGGGGCCGGAGGGGGGGGTCACTCGGCGGAGGCCAACCACGCGGCCACCTCGGACTTCGAGGGGGGCAGCGTCAGGCCGTCGATCAGGTCGCGGACGGTCAAGGCCCGGTCGGCGGCCACGCCCGGGATGCGGCCGATGGTAACCCCATGCGGATTCGGGATGGCCGCGAGGAGGTCGACCGCGCCCGCGAACCATGCCATGGCCTCGGCGGTCCGAGCCTGGGCCTGCAGCCACGGGGCCTGGGTCGTCGGGCACGGGGTGCGGGCGTACACGCCGGCGGCCTTGGTCGCGTCGCGCATGGCCTGGGCCGGCAGGCGGCGGGCCTTGCGGCGGTCGGTCAGGTCGCCGAGGACGGCCTTGCCGAACGTGGCCGGCGCGGCCAGCACGCGGTCGGCGTTCCAATCGGCCACCTCGGTGGTGACGGTCGAGGCCGCGAGCCGCAGGACGGCAGCGGGCGAGGCGGGGGCGGTGCGGGCGGAAGACTTGGTGGACATGACATAACTCCTGCGCGTTAGCGCACTGGGGGGTGATTGTCGGGCACGCGCCCGACACCAATGGGTGCTCCGGAGGGCGCGGGGTTTCACCCAATTTCACAGGCGAAAAAACCAATATGAGGACTTATTACACCAGCGAATCGTTTTTGAAAAGGCTGGGCGCCCGCTATAAATCAGGACTTTGCCCAGCTTTTTCCGTTTCGTATGTTACGTATTGCGCCTGCGCCAACACCAAATCTGTCGGCAATTACACTGTCCAGGAATCCAATCTCTATCATTTTTCGTATTTCGTCCACGTCTGCCTGGGTTAATTTGCTGAAACGCGAGTTTTCCCCCGATATTCTGCTTAAATCTCTGTTTTCTGTCTGCTCGGCCTTTGTTGCGTACCGTAAATTGGAGAGTGCATTATTTGTTCGTACTCTGTCAATGTGGTCAACACTCATTTCGTCTGGACACTCTCCCTGGTAAACCTCCATAACCAGTCTGTGCACAAATATCTTTTCTGCTCCTGTTCCCATGGGCTTTCTCAAAACAACAAAAGCGTAGCCTTCTGTGTCGATAAAAGGTTCAATAGTTCTAGGGGGCTTTGAGTGAATTCTGCCACGGTTAAAAACAGGCCGCGCCTTTTCACGGACGCGACCTTCGGTGCTGACTTCGTAGTTAGGGTTTCTAGCTAGGGGCTTCCAGGTTTCCACCCATTATTATAGGCTTTTATGCTAATACAGTACCACCAAAGCAGTCTCGTGCATAACGCTCAATCCACTGGTGTGCCAAAGACTGTAATGCTGTTTTAATTTCCCACTCGCCCCAAATTGGGTTGTTTTTTCGGAGGTCCGCCACTTGGGCATTTAAATAACGTAAAAAATCCGGCTTCAAGTCTCCTCTTTTACCTATCTTTTTCATGACACACTCGTTGTCAGAGTACACCATAATCATGTTATCGTAAACCTCTACGGCATACGAGTCCATTTTTCCTGCTGGCCCATCCATTCGAAGCTGCATTCTTTCAGAAGCGCCAACGGCGGCGGACAGCTTGTTTAAAATATCAATAAACGAGTTTGCCTTTTTGCTGTTGTACTTTACAAACTTAAGATATATTTTCCTTGCCCGTGCTTGCAGTCTGTCCTTTTGAGCCTGAGACAGGAATTTAGCCTGTGGGATTCGCGAAATCGCATTAAGAATGTGCGCGCGGTCAACTTTGCCGTCCGCGTCCTTGTACGGAAAGTGTCGCAGCGAACGAGGCTTGATTTTCCCCTCGGAGTCCCTTTTGCCGCCAGCCTCAATATAAAGAAAAGCACTGTCAGGGAGATCATTTTTATAACGCGTTGTCCACTCTGCACCTTGCGAGAAGTTTTCCATATTTGTAAATACACAAGCCCTTAAACAGAGCCGTTCTGTATTGCCCTTTCTATTGATTCACGTGTCCAGCCCTCAGTCTGTATGCCAAGCGCTCCCGCTAGAGCCAAAACAGCAACAGCTAGAGCTGGCGCTGCTGTTCCACCAGAAGCAGCTGCCGCAACCGCTGCAGCTATGGCCAAGCTTATAAGAACAGTTATTTTTATTGTTTCTTCATTTTCTCTTATGAAAGCGCTTACAGAAGACACAAAGGATGAAATGGCGTTTCTTGCCCCACCTACGCTGTCTATCACAATGCCGCCAATTCCTAGCACGTAGGTTGAAAGCCGATCCCACAGTTCCTCACAAGCCTTTTCTCGCTGTTCTGGTGTCGCGTTTATGGTGTTAAGTAATTGATTCAGCTCACCCCACGTTGCACACAAGTCAACTAGCGCAGCATCACTAAAACCACCAAGTCGTATTTTCATAAAACGAACTAACTGCTCCTCAAAACTAATGTTGTTAACTGGCGCAATACCCAAAGAGGAAAGGGCTTCAGAAAGAGCATTAGCCAAAATAGTACCAAAATGATTTATAAAGCTCTCCATATTTGACGCCCAAAAATTACTAAGCCATCTATACCTTCTAAGGAGTTCATCAACCTCACGGAAAAAACTTTGAAGGGCGTCGCTACATAATACGTTTATAAACATAGACCAGGGGCCACTGTTATCAACAACCCTCTGTCCAGCTGTTATTAATGCGACCGCATCTGAAATCCAACCAATAGCAGATCTAGTTATTACTCTTTGAAGCGACTGAAGAGCGCTCATAAATCTAAATATGTCTTTAGGTATTTCTGCGCTAGCTTTAGTCTGGTCATTTATTGTTGGCACGCATTCCATAAAAGAAGTAAGGGCCTGCTGCCATGTTGTGCTTGATTCAATTCTGCGCACACAGTCTTTTTCTGTTACAACAACAGACTCTTTTGCAGATGGATCCGCTTGCTCGTAAACCTCAGCTTGTTTGTTTAAAGCGGATATAAATCTGTAATTTAGTTCTTTTTTCATTTTTTATCCAATGGTTATTCCGTACCCCGAAAGCTCTTCTTCTGAAGGAGGCTCCATACCTAACATTATAAAAACAGCAACCAATACCGCAAGCGCTGGCGCTGTTATCGGTGTGCTAGTTCCCCCGCTCGCAAGAGTTATTCCAAGAGCAGCAACTATTGCTAGCACCAAAGCAGGTCGCAAATCAATTTGGGACAATCCGCGAGACAGAACACTGTAAGCGGAATTTAGAGCAGCTGAAAAAGATTCAAAATTCGCCATAATCGTATTAATTAATTCACCAACCTCTTCCTCCGTCATTTGGGCTACCGTTCTGCAAAAAGCAGAAATGTTGTTTGGTCCACCAACCAAAAGATCGCGTAAAAAATTCTTAAAGTTTTGACTTCCAAAAACAGCACTGTTCATACCGTAGAAAGTTTCGCCAAGAAGAAAGCCCAACTTGCCAACAATTTGACTAACCAGTATTTGAACTAGCGCTGGATTTGCCAAAAATTGAGACATCACCCCAATATCACGGAGTGTTTTTATTATTGTTTCTAGAAAAGAACACAGCATACTAAAAAAATCTTTCCAGTTTGATACTGATCCAGATCTTATCATTCCTATTGCAAGCTCACCCAGTTTAGTAACGATCATTCCAACGACAATAGCGGAGCTTATAACGCCACCACCTGCAGTAAAACAAGATCGAACACTAGAAACCAGATCTTCTATTGTTTTTGCAATTGATATTTCTGGACATGATTCAATATCAGTTTTTTTAGGCTGGTCATCTAGACCTAAAACCTCTACCTGTTTATTAATAGCAGCCACAAACAAACGGTACGCGTCCATGGCTTAAGATACACTTTAAAATAAAAAATATTCAGTGTATTAATACCTGTATGAACCTGAAAACAGTCATAGCAAAACATTTGGCCGTAAGCGCAGCACCACCGTCTACACCCCCAAGATGCAAAGAAATAACAGCAAGGTGGGAGCGGTTTCGTGGGGCAATAAACACAGCCTACGAAGCTGGACGACAGCAGATTGACGGACTTACATACGGCACGCTTGGACAGGTTTGGGAATTTGAAACATGGAACAGCCAAAACGGAAATCCGCTTCCACCAGAAATTTTTAAGTTTTCTGTTAACGACGCCCCGTATGTTCCAACAAATCAATATCCTCCAGCTGCTGCAATGCAGGAGCCTCAATTGGGCGCTCCAAGCGTTCAAAACGACCCAAATTTAGCAAAAAAGGAAAAACTTCTTGCGTGTATAAAAACACTAAGAAAGTGCGCGCTTCTACGGGGATATAAAGACCCGAGATCAGGCAAGTACATACGCGGAAAATGGGATATGTTATACGCTGCAGCAATTCTAGAAGCTATAGAATTGGCAAGAAAAGGCTGCGAGCCGTACTCTTCTGCTGGCGGTATTGGTAGAAACCCAACAAATAAGCAAAAGAAAGAATTTTTTAAAGCTCAAATTAATTCAATAACAGAAGGTGTTCGCTCTGCGCTTGGCGCGCCATGTAAACCATGCCAACCAACACAAACAGCTCCAGCAGGAGTAAATCCACAATGAATGACTCAATTTCAAAATTAATTTACGTTTTGGGTGCAGCTCCCACAGAGTGTCAAACAATAAGATCAAAATACGACAAAAAAATCAGCAGCGCAAACAGCTGTAAAAGTGATGGTACACGAGCTGCTGATCGTATAACCTGGATAGATAACACGCACCCCGAAAACGGAATGACGCCATTTAGCTGGAAATGGGAAAGCTGTGCTCCAGAAGGAGAGACGTCTTTCTTGCCAGAAGGCGAAAGACACAAACTTCCACAGGCTGGTGCGGTTGGCCCAGACCAAGACGGCGGATCAATGAGACCAGGACGTGGAAGAAGCGCGGTTATGCCAACAGTTTTGACCCCTAACTCTATGGAGCCTGGAGACAAAGCGCCAACTAATAGAGACAGGCTAGACGCTAAACAGAACGAAGAGAAATGCAAGATTCTAAAAAAGCATAATGAAATAATGTATTCTCTTGAGGTGGAGCGAGAGACAGAGCTTTACAATGCTCAGTGCAGCCCATACGGAGCAACAGTTACAGACAGAAAAAAGAAATTTGATAAAAAGAAAGAAGACATAAGAAATAGCTATTTAGAAAAGGCTGCAAGAATAGCGAGAAATAAGCCGTGCAAGAAAAAATAATTATCGCAATTAAAAGACTTTCTCTTGCTGTTGATCAGCAAAACGCTGTTCCGTGCTCGTATTTAAAAATAAGCCCCTCAAAGCGCGCACTGCCGTGCAAATGGAAACCGACTGATATTTCTAAAATAGCATCAGACATAGCAATAAAGGTAAAGACCCAACATCTTTCCTCTGAGTGCGCGGAACAAATAATCCGATCTTTTTCTGACCTTGTCAATCAAAAGTGCGGAAACCCAGGGACGGGAATGTACTCAGGTGTTTATAAAGCTTTACGAATGGAGCTAACTAGACGCGGTATAATTAAATTAAACACAAAAACAACTAAGCCATCAATAAAGCCAACTTACGTAAAACCAGGGCTTATTATTCCAGACAGACCAAACATTGAAAGGATGGTTTGGTCACCGAATCTTGATCCATTTAGATAATTAGTGTATAAAAAACAAGGAACAACTATGTCACTAGAAAAAGCAATACAAAAACTCACAAGCGCGATTACTGCAGCTAGACAACCAATGGGTCCAGTAGTTGATCCGTCAAGGCCATCAGGCCCAGTTGGTCTTCCACCGAAGAGAGTTCTCTGCAAAACAGAATATGTAGGTACTTGGCCAGATAATAAAGCTATTTGTGTTTGCAGATCAAAGATGAAGGGCGATAACAATTGCGTAGTAGAAACCATTGAAGGCCCATGTATGTTTCAGGAAGGGTTTGAAACAACTGTCCCATTTAACGCGCCATGTCAAGGCGGGCCGGGCCAACAAACACCAGGCCAAATGTAAAAGGGATAAAAGATTTTTAAAAACCCGCCAGTGATGGCGGGTTATTATTTGTGTATAATAAAAAGTAGGAAAGAATTATGTCATTAGAAAAATCAATTCAAAAACTAACCCAGGTAATTCAAGCGGCTAATCAACAATTTACGCGATTTGATGAACCTAATATGCCACTTGAATCAACCCCAAGAAAAAAATATAAACCAGCACCAGTCCCAACAAACAGGTTTGGTCACTATGGTTGGAATTGTCACTGGGCGCTCCAAGCGATGGAAGAAGACCCAAGCATTCTATCGCGTTGCTGTCATGATCCTAGCACACCTATTCCACATACGCAATATTGCTACACTAGGGTTCTTGACGAAATCTATTCCACACCGGCCTGATATTTTGTTAAATTAAAAAGTAACCCGCTAGTGATGGCGGGTTATTCTTTTGTTTAATATTTATTTTTATGGATTTAAACCAGGGCCTGACACAAATACGTGTCTGCCTATTCTAACGAGAGTGGCAGTGTGGCCCTTTCCTTTAGAATCACGAATTGTGTCTACCCATTTAACTTTTCCAGGGTGGTTTTTTGCTGATCTTACCGTGTCTACAACCCAGTTGTCTTTGCTTCCAGAGGCGTTAGGATTTAGATACAGAAATGTATTTGCCGCTTCTTCTTGTGTCATCCCAGCACCAACAAGAGCAGTTCTTCCCTGTGCCGCGCTAGCGTCTTCATGTGCGCCGCCCGCGCCACAAAGAGATTTTAAATATTCTGCTCTTTTTCTAAAGGCGCTTTCGCTTGATCGCGGATTAGATCCAGCCCTATCTCTGATAGCCTGATTTTTACTTGGGTAAGTGTTGTTCCAACAGCTAAAAGCATTTAATTTTAAAAACTCTTTAACGATCGGCGTGCTAGGTATTCCAGCTGGCAAAGTTATATTAAGAGGTGTTCTAGACGCTCTCCATCTAGCTCTATTGTCAGCTATTGCCCAAACTAAAGACTGGCCAACCAACCCTTCCGTTGATGCCTCTCCGCATAAAGTAGCGTCTATAATGTAGGCCTCTGTTATTGCTTCTGGCTTTGGTCTTGGCGCTGGTTTTACATCTTGATCGAGCAGAGGTGGTATTTGTGGAGAGTTCAGCGTTGTGGGCGGCGGGCAAGCTGGTGTACTTACGCCTTGTGGCGGAACAATAATCTCTCTTCCAGGCTCACCGACAACAGTATCAATTGGCGTGTTGTTTCCTAGTCTTATAAGCCTCCATTTACCAGTGGAAGGGACACCTATTGGAGGTGGCGTTGTGGGATAGTTGATTTGGTTGTTACCGTCCATGTCGTAAGCGTGGACAGGGGTTGTTACGTTTACTGGCATACCATCAGGTCCAGTCACAACTCTAGTTACCATATATATATTGGAGTAATCAGCTCCAGTAAACCAAGCAAACATATAGCAAGTAAAGCCCGGTCCTTCGGCTTCGTTTCTTGCCGGCTCAGATCCTAGCTGCCCACCTTGATCATAAGCCTTTAGAATAAATTTTAATTTATCAATTGGTCGCACGTAATCTTATACACCAAGAACTATATACTTGGGAAGTTCTTTCTTAAACTAGATCTTAACTTAAGAGAAGATCCAGATCTTGAAAGACTATTAATAGTTAATCTTTTTTGCTTTGCTGATGCTTCTAAATAAGCACTTACACTAAACGACTCAGTTTCCAAAATGCTTACAACACCGCCCTTACTTGTTGTGTAAGTCGCAAAAATATAATTTCCACCAGAAGAGGAGACGCTTAATATTACAGTCCATGAGCTTGCAAGCAAAGACGGGTTTGTCTGTTCCGTCAAAACATCTAAAGCACCAGTTCTTATGTACGCCCCCGTGCCTAGCCCACTAAAGCCAGAGGCTGTTAGTGTTACTGTCGTTGCGGTTCTGTTTGATAAAGTAATAGGCATTTTAGAACTTTGGAATCACATTTCTTGTTTTAGCTTGGGATTTTAATGAATCATTTGCCGAGACTCTAGTTTTCTTTTTTCCAAATCCGTAAAACTTTGGAAAAGAAACAGTAGAAGACATGTAAATTTCACCTATTTCAAGAGCATTACTTACAACAACATAGTACTGTCCAGACTCTGATGATCCATGCAGATGAGTGTAAGTCCAGGCCTTATTTTTCAAAAATGAATTAGTTTCGCCACCACCGCCAACACCACCTTGATAACTTAATATCTGCGTAAAAGAAGGAGACCCAAATTGTTTATAAAAAAGAGCATAAGAAAGCATTCCTTCGCCATCACAACAAATAGAGTCTCCTAAATAGCACTCAATAGTGCTAGATGCCTCATTTCTTGAAACCCTGTACAAAAGAATTTCTGTAGAGCCAGGACTCACTTCACCTGGTGGTTTATCTGCCATTTTATGCCCCCGCTTGTTGTATTGGTCTTAGCTCTACTCGTCCACGACCACACATTTTAACAAGACCCATTCGTCTTCTCATCTCCCTTACCGACTTAAGAGTTCTTCCAAGGGTTGAAGCTATTTCACAGTCTCTCATTTTTCCAGCCTCAAGCTTTAAAAAATTCTTGTGTTCCGCACTCCATCTTTCTTTTTTGTCCTGCATAATATTCTCCTGTAATTAATACACCTTTCTAGTCTATAATAGAACGTGAAAAGACCTCAGAAAGACGCAGTCGCAATCTTTTTGAAAAAAATATCAAAAACATCTGGGGCGAAAATCTCAAGAGACGAGGTTTTGTCATTAGTTGAAAAAATAGCCCAAACCCACATGGGCAAAACGTTTGCTTACATGACAGTAGAAGATATAGCTTCACAAGCCCGTCTTATTTGCATGCAGCAGTTAAAGTTTTACGAACCAGAAAAAGGCATTGGTTGGGACGACATAAATTCGCTTGAGCGTTGGCTCAACAGGGTTGTCAAAAATAGACTTAAAAACTTTTATAGAGACCATTGTGGTAGTTTAAATGAACAACACAAAAAGGCTAGAGTTTCGCTTAGCGCAAAAGCAAGAAACTCAAAAGACGACTCTGTTGCATACGAGCCAGCGACTTGTAAAAACGAAACAGAAAACTCAGTTGTTTTTGGGGAGCTGAAAGACTTTGTTGAGGCTAGGCTATCTGAGGAGGGGCTTGAAATATACAGGGCTTGTCTTTCCGAAGAACCAGTGAATTCATATTATAAAAATAAGCTTCGTTTAGAAATAACACAAATAATGGGGGAGTGGCGAGATGGCAAAACGAATTGAAGAAGCTGACAAGATATACATAGAAAATAACTGCAAATACAAAACAGACGCTGATATAGCAAAACATATCGGCTGTTCAATAAAAACTGTGGAGCGCTACAGAAAAAGTATTGGCATGATGAAAAACACAACCAAAGATCCGGTTGTGATGATAGAACAAAGAAAAGATTATCAAAACAGAGATATATTTGATTTTCACGTTCGTTCATTTGAAACAAGCCCAAGAGGGTCAAGAATAAAAAAACAACTACCGGAAGAAGACTGGATTTTATTCTCCGAAGAATGGGCAAATTATAAAATTCAGCTCGAAGATCTCACCCACACAGAGCAAAACACTGTTGAGCAGCTAATTTTTTTAAAGCTAAGAATAGATAAAAACCAAAAAGACTATTATGACGCCATGAGAATACGTGACTCTCTTATGGCAAACAATGACATTGTTGATGTCAAGGATTTAGATCTGTCAGACCCAAAACAGGCTGAGCTATATCAAAAAATATTCAATGCGTCTATGCGGGCAACAGACTTAAATAAAGAGTACAAAGATTTATTAGAAAAATCTACAAAGCTAAACGAAACACTTAATGCAACTAGACGCCAAAGAGAAGAAAAAGGAAAAGTGGGTGGGGACACCTTCTTCTCCCTTTGTAAAAAGTTTGAATCTATGCAGACAAGGGAAAAAGAGGGTCGCATGGCAGAACTACTTCGGCTTTCTATGGAAAAGAAACAAGACAGCATGCGTAACGCCATAGAATATATGGACGGGGAACTAGCTCCGCAATTACTAGATTCGGAAACAGTAAAGAAAACAAGAGAACAACAATGAAAACAGCAATAGTAACAGGTTGCCCAGGTCAAGACGCCTCATATTTGACAGAGCTTTTGCTAAGCAAAGGATACAAAGTATACGGAATATACAGAAGAAGCTCAACCGAGAAAAACGCCTCTAATATGGTTGAGGCAGAAAAAAACTCAAACTTCCATCAAATAAATCTAGACATCACAGACGCTTCTGGGATATTTAGCATTATATCTCATATAAGACCAGACGAGTATTACAACCTCGCAGCAATGTCTCACGTTGGTCAAAGCTTTAAAGAACCAATATCTTGTGCATACGTTAATGGTACTGCTGTAACAATAGTTTTAGAAGCAATAGCAAAGCACTCGCCACACACAAGATTTTACCAAGCATCTACATCTGAGATGTTTGGTGGCGTAACTGAAAATCAATCTGAAAATACGCCTTTCGTTCCACGTAGCCCTTATTCAGCAGCAAAAATGTACGCACACAACATGGTTGATATTTACCGAAAGTCTTATGGCATTTATGCGTGCTGCGGAATACTATTCAATCACGAAAGCCCAAGAAGAGGCTTTGATTTTGTTACTAGAAAGATAACAAACGGCATAGCTAGATATAAACTTGGCCTTTCTGGTCCAATTGAGCTTGGAAATCTTGCCGCCAAAAGAGACTGGGGTCATGCGAAAGATTATGTTAAGGCGATGTGGATGATGCTTCAGGCGCAAACGCCAAGCGATTATGTTGTTGCGACTGGAGAAACTATATCAATTAAAGACGCACTTCATTATGTTTGCGGATTAGCAGATATTAACCCAGAAGATGCTTGCAAAATAAACCCATCATTTAATCGTCCGCTAGAGGTAAACGTTCTTTGTGGCGATCCATCAAAGATTAAAAGAGAGCTTGGATGGCAACCAGAGTACACGTGGAGAGACCTTCTTTACGAGATGTACAAGCACGATTACAGTATTAATTATGCCCAAAGTGTATTAAATAACGGTGGCAAAGAAAAGGCTGAGGAAACCAAAGTTCAGGCGTAGAGACGGTAGATACTCACCAGAGTATTGGCGTTTCAGAAAAGAGGTTCTAAAAAGAGATGAGTTTTCATGCCAATTTCCAGGATGTTGCGAAAAAAGAGGACTTGAGGTACATCATATAAAAAAATATGCAAACTCGGCAAGGCTAAGAACAGAGAAATTCAATGGAATAACTCTTTGCAAAAAACATCATGAGCTAGTAACAGGGAAAGAAGAGCAGTTTGAATCGGAGTTTTTCAAAATTATTTGTCAAAAAAACACCGAAGAAATACAGAGGATAAATGAACTCAGGAAACAAGGGTTCCTTAAAGAAGGCCAAAAAAACAGTAGAGAGCGCTATATACGCAAGCGTTATCATTGACAACCAAGAAAAAAAACCGTGGGATTTTTCAGAAAAGCTGCCATCTAAATTCTTTGTAAAAAACGTTTTGGTTAAAAATCTAGAGTACGGTGATTATACGCTAGAGGGCTATGATATGCCCGAGTTCAAAAACAGTATAATTATTGAAAGAAAAGCGTCTGTTGAGGAGCTTCTAGGAAATATAGGAAAAAACTGGGAGAGATTTCAAAGAGAACTAGATGGACTACAAAAGTATGCAAAGCCACTCATAATAGTTGAAGACGACCTACATGACGCTTACGCAAAGTACATGGGAAGAAACCCTAAAAAAGGAATGTATTTTACGCTGCCTCCAGATTTTGTTCTTTCAAGGATTTCAGAGATTGATCATAAGTGGGGAATCAAAACGCTTTTTCTAAGCAATAAATATTTTGCAAGAAGATACGCGTGCAACATCTTTAGATCAATTCTAGGAGAGGTTAAAAATGACACTGAGCCAAGAGTATCTTGAAAATCTTTATCTTGAGCTTGGTGATACAAGCGCCTTTGATATCAAAAACCCAATTGATATTTATTCGCCAAAAGAAAAAACGGCAGAAGAGCTTATAAAAATTGGAATGGACCCAAGATACGTTGGATTTACCGCTAAGCATTTTCTTGGCGTTAATTTGTTCCCGTATCAGATGGCCGTATTAAATGAAATATGGAACAAAAGACTTCCAATACTTATTGCGACTAGAGGTGGCGCAAAAACAACAATGCTTGGTATTACAGCAATACTAAAGGCAATGTTTAACCAAGGCTCAAAAATAGTAATTGCTGGTGCTGGTTTAAGACAGTCTGGCCTAGTATTTGAGTCTATGGAAAACATATGGAAGAACGCGCCTGTCTTGCAGGACATATGCGGACCAAACAACGGACCAAAAAGAAGCGTTCTTGGTTTCAATTGGGATCTTGGTGACAGCAAGATCATGGGCATTCCTATAGGAACTGGTGAAAAAATCAGAGGTCTTAGAGCAAACGTAATTATCGTTGACGAGTTTGCTTCAGTTAACCCAGACATATTTGAGGTTGTAATCAGAGGCTTTGCTGCTGTACAGAGCCAAAACACCTTTGAAAAAGTAAAGCAGGAGTACATAAGAAGAGCCTTAAAAGAAACGCTTGGGGAAGACGCGATTGATGACAATCTAAAAAACAAAGGCAACCAAATAATACTTGCCGGTACTGTTAGCTACCAATTCAATCACTTCTACAAGTACTATCAAGACTACGCCAATATCATATCAGCTGAAGGAAAAGGCGGTGTTGACCCAAGCGAATACGCAATAGTACGAATACCTTTTGATCAAATGCCGCCAGGTATTATGGATGAAACAATATTGAATCAAGGTAGGGCAACGATGGATTCAGTAATTTTCAAAATGGAATACGGTTGCGTTTTTGCAAAAGACTCAGAGGGTTTCTATCCAGCCTCAGCCATATACGCAGCTACAAGCCCAATTAAAACACCAGATGGAGAGGTTTCTTTTACTGTTGAGTCTTACGGAGATAAGACCGCAAAGTACGTTCTTGGAATAGACCCAGCATCAGAAAGAGACAATCTTGCCATAAGCATCATAAAGGTTACAGAAAGCAGTAGACAGCTAGTTTTTTGCTGGAGCACAAACAGAAAACGATTCGAGGCGGATAAAAAGAAGTATCCAGATAGATACAAAGAGATCCCAGATTACAACACCTTTATTCTCAGAAAAATACATGATCTTTTCGCTAGATTCAATATTGTTCGAATGCATCTTGACTCTGGTGGCGGTGGTAGATCAATAATTGAAGGCTTAAAAGATCATACGAAACTGAAAGACGGAGAGTATTGTCTGTACGATATGGACGACGAAGATTGCTCTGACAAAGTAGGACTTCACGTAATAAAAGTAATTGAATTTTCATCTCGTGAGTGGTACGAGTCATCTCACTTTAACTTACTCAAAGACATCACCACGATGAAAATATTATTTCCAGAATACGACGCTGTAGGAATAGAGCAGTCTAAAATACTAGGCCTTGAATCAGATGACGATTACAATCACGACAATATTCTATCCGAAATAGAAGAGTGTAAATATCAAACAACTTTGATACAAGAGCAGACTACAGCAAAGGGTCAAAAAAGATGGGACTTGCCAAAAATAAAAGGCGTTGTAACAGAGGGTATAAAACTTCGGCTTAAGAAAGACCATTTCACAAGTCTGTTATTGGCAAATGACGCAGCAAGAAACTTAGACAATCAGCAGCAGCAAGGCATATCTACATTTGGCGGCTACTCCTCAAAATACATTGTGCAAAACAACATAAGATCTGACTCAATGTATCAGGGCAAGGGCATGAGAAAAATGAAGGGCGCCCAAAGATCTTCAAATATATCGATGGAAGAAGGAAGACAGGGGAACATAGCGTATTAGTGTATTGACCTTATAGCTAGAATAGGTTAACATGTCAGAGGAACAGAACTTTTATATATCGCCAGATCAGGGCAGGCAAGAAGGACTAAATAAACTTGGTCGAGCTATGGCTAGCCAGGATATGGCAGTCGCTGGATTCTATTCAAATCTAGAAGAAAATATATCTGTTCGGCCCCCTTTCACAAGAACAACATACGAAAGATTCAGACCGCACGAGCGGATTCCAGATAAAGACAATGACATAATGACGTCTTGCAGGAACGCTTATCAAAGCGTTGGCGTTATTAGATCTGTTGTTGATTTGATCACAGAAACAGCGGTTGAAGGCCTTGAGATAGTAAGCGAAAACGAAAACATAACAAACTTTTTCAAGGTTTGGTCAAGCAATGTGGCGCTCAAAGAAAGAAGTGAAAGATTTGCGAATTATTTTGTCGTTGAAGGCAATGTAGTTGTAAGAAGAAAAACATCGCAAATCGATACTCCAACAGTAAGAAGAATGAAAAGAGCTAACGCTGTTGAAAAAATAGACATACCAACTGAATACGTTTTTTATGATCCACAAACAATAAGACTTCTCGGTGGTGAGCTAGCTATTTTTTCTGGAGTCAAGCGCTGGGGAATTAAAGTAAGCTCTGCGCAGGTTCAAGATCTTAAAGACGCTTACGCTCAAGACAAGAGCATACTTAAAAGTGTTCCAGAAGAAATTAAAAAACTAATTGGTGAAAAAACTAGCGTTGGAGAAACCGTAATACCGATTCCAGAAGATGAGGTGTACGTAGCACACTACAAGAAAAAAGACAGCGAAATATGGGCTAAAAGTTTTATTTTTAGCATTTTACACGACGTAATCTACAATGAAAAGCTGCGAATGGCAAAAATAAGCGCCCTTGACAGCTGGTACAACTCTGTTCGTCTTTGGAAGCTTGGTGATCACAAAGCTGAAATTTTGCCAGATACAGGCTCTATTGTAAAGCTTGCTAAAATACTCGAAAACCACACTGGTGGAACGTTAGATGTAATCTGGGATTCAATGTTAGATTACGAACAGTTTTTCCCACCAATAGAGAAGCTACAAAACTTTGAAGAAAACTACGAATCAATGCTTCTTGGTCTTGGTGTCCACAAGAGCTTGATAGGTGGCGACAGCAATGTTCCAGGAAGCTCGGACTCATTCATAGGGCTTAGAAATCTTATGAAAAGAATAGATTGCGTAAGAAGAGCGATGTCTGATTGGATCATGCATGAGGTGAATCAAATTTGTGACGACATGGGCTTTCAAGAAAGACCAAAGGTCAGATTCAATAACGACAATCTATTTGATCAACCAAGCTACTTTAAGCTACTTATTGAGCTTGCAGATAGAAACATCATTTCTAATCAAACCATTCTAGAGAAAATCGGGGAAATGTGGAATATTGAAAAGGCAAGAGTAAAGAACGAAAGCGAGATGAGAAAAGATGGTGAGGTTCTTGATAAGCTTAGCCCATTCATTCAAACTATTATACCTGAAAGCAACCATAAAAAAGCAAAAGAATTGCAGCAGCTGCGAGAACAAACGCCTGGATCGCAAGAACCTCCAGGCAAAGCTGGAAGGCCAGATGGTGCAAAGGATACTGTTACGAGAAAAGTTAAGAAAAGAACTCGTGCTGATAACAAAAAGAGCACTTAAATAAATAGCTATTAAAAAATGTGTATTAGCTCATGAGGTAAATATGCCAATTGAGCTTTTATCAATGATTGGTGGTAGCACTTTGGGGTTTATTTTTCGCTACCTAGCCGAAAAAAGGCAGGACGAAAAAGAACTCTTTGAAAGAGTAATTGAGGCGAACAAGCAAACAACCTCAAATCAAGACCAGGCCGCTAAAAGAGTTCCAATAGACGTAGGAAAGGGCGTTAGACAGCTTATTGTCTTAACTGTTCTTTTTGGTTCTATAGCAGCACCTTTTATACTTCCATTTTTTGGAGTACCAACATTTGTTGAAGTTGACGCAACAAATCCAGAGGGTCTTTTTGGCATAATTCCAGAAACTAGCAAGAAATTTTTTGTTGAGGTAAACGGGTTTTTATACTCATCAGAAAATCGACAAATATTACTCAGCATAGTTGGATTTTACTTTGGCACATCTGCAGCAGCGAGGAAGTCATGAAATTTATGTCTAAAATAATATGGCCATTGTTTTTTACGGTTTCTCTTTTTGGCTGCGACACAACACCAAAGATTATTCCAGACACAACTGGAGATAGTGCCGTTATGCTCTCTATTAAAAAATCTATAGAGCACCAGTCTACAGACACAACTGGCTACGGTTGGCTTTTTTGGTACGCGCCAGTTGCACTAATAGCCTTGCTTTGGGCGTATAGAGAGTTTATAAGAAAGCCACTCCTTTGTGATGATGGTGACGTAAAAGACGAACTAGAAGACAAAAAGGAAGACAACACGTGAGAGCTTGATTAGTATTCGGCGGGCCTAGGATGTACGCGCCTGCTTTTATGACTTATTCAAGCTTTCACTGTTTAATTTCTTCAATGTTCCGCCAGAGTACTGAAAAACCAAAAACTCAGAAGGCACGTCTTCTTTATTTTTCACAGCTCTTGATTTTGCTCTTTTTAGCTCGTTTCTAGTCAAAAGAAGCGGATAAACGTCTCCGTCTGATTCCAAAAACGCGCAAAAGTAATAAAACTCAGCCTCAGTAGGTTTTTTATTCTTGTTGCGGATTGCATTCTTTTTCTTCTTCATCTAAATAAAATACACCATTTTCCTCTGAAACAGACCACCTATCACAAGTTTCGGCACTCCACACCTTAGAAGATACCCTATACCCCTTAGCCCCAGGATTTGGTTTGTTTCCAATGAAATAGGCATCCTTAAAGGCTATTCTATTTGTTGGAAGGGCGGCAATTTGACCGTTATCTAATTTTATTATATGAGCACATTTATCTTGATCGGGAGTGTAAACAAATGATGTATCTGGGTTTTCGTCTTTTAGCCATTCAACCGTAAACCAATACTCTCCTTGTACCACCTTTCTGTTTCTTAAAAAACAGTCGCACTGGTGACCAAGCAAATAGTCCCACTGTATTATTTGTATTTTTTCAGTAAAGCAATCCCATAGCTGCAAATTCTCAAGGCTGTAGTGCTCGGAGCCTTCTTCTGGCTCGTACCACCACATTGAATGAAGTGGAAGACCACGCCAGTGCGCTCCAGTTTTAAGCATTACATGAAAAAGCAAACTTCTTGCTCGCATTGACCTAACACCAAAAACATGACCTTCAGTAAAGCCTTCCTTTTCTTCCATGTCGTACAAGAAATCGTTTTTTATGAAAACTTTTATAACTGGCGAGTTTGCGTGCATGAAATATTATAGAACTTTTACTCTTTAAAACTAATGTGTATATTAAAACATGAAAGTCTTTGAAGGCGAAAAAGAAATAGCTTCACTTTTAGTTAATAACAAAACAAAGTGTGACTCAACTCTGGTCACAGACATTTCTGTAAAAACAGATTCTCTTAATAATGTCTGCAAGGGCAACGCTTGCGCAATCGCCTCAATTGCACCAAATGGCTATAAGCCAACCGATGATGTAACAACTCTATCATCAATACTTGTTAGCGACATATGGAACGCAAACGACGACGTTTTTACATCCGAAGAAATACTCTCAAGATACTCAACAGCGAAATTTAAACCAATCAATTGGATGCACAAGGGTTCCGAGGACACCGAAAATGAAAACATAGGGGTTATGCTTGAGACCACACTTGTTGAAGGAGACGTTCCAGAAGTTAACATAATTAAAGCCGACGAATCGTCTTGCAAAAACCCACGCTCTTGCAGCGGGAAAATACACGTTAAACAAGACGGTATAATTTGGTCTGGCTATTTTCCAACATACGCTGAAAAAATCAAAAAGGGCATTCAAGACGGCAAGCTTTTCGTTTCAATGGAATGTTTCTTTGAAGATTTTGGATACGCTCTAAGAAAAGACGAAGATTCCGAAATAATATTCCTTGACAGATCTGACGCAAACTCAAAAATGTCAAAAGACCTTCTAGCCTTTGGCGGCAAGGGCACAACCCAATACAAAGGCCAAAGATATCAGATTGGAAGATGGCTAAAAAACATAACTTTTTCTGGACAGGGCGTCGTTTACGAGCCAGCAAATAAAAAGAAGAACAAAATATACAGCATAATTTTTGCCCAAACACCACAGGATATTATGAATGCAAACTCGCCAATATCAACCGTTCAGGAGCCTGGTTCAATACTAAATCCAGCAGAAATGCCAGACGATACTTCGAACGTTTCTAGAACAGACACCCCTCAAGATTTAAAAAATAAAAGAGAAATGCCAACTTCATTTAAGCCACCAGCTGATGGATTCTTGTTTTTTACAGCAAAAGAAGCCGAAAGCGTTGGCAAAATAAAGCTTGGCTGCACTGGATACCACCTTTATCAGGAAGACAGACACGGCGATAAGCCGCTTCTTTACTCTGCTTTAATGGCTGACCCAACAGATCTTGAAAAGCAGATGGCAATACCACAGTATCGGCCATGCGAGGACGAGCGCGAGCTTCGTTTTGTTCTAAAAGAACTTGGCATTTCCCAAGAATCCGAAACTTCCTATTATATAGACAAACCAGAGGGCGATTCTGGCGATATTCAAGAGGGCACTTTTAATCCACAACAAGACCAAAGTGGGCCATCATCTGAGCAATCAGCACCAGCTCCAGGATCTGCTGGTGAGAACGCTTTAAGCCAAGCAAACAAAAAAGACAGTAGTTTAGAAAATAAAAATAATTTTGTGTATAAAAACAAAGAGGAAAAAATGTCAGACACTAATACAAAAAACGATAACGAGGTTCTTGATCTTAAAGAACAATTAGTTTACGCCGAACAAGCAATTGCTTTGGCTACAACTCATATTGAAAACATGAACCTTAAGCTTGCCCGTCTAGAAGAACTAGAAGACTTCAAGACACAAGCAGAACAACTTATTGATCAAGCCTACGAAAACAAAGTAGGCGCTGACAGACTTGCCGAAATGCGAGAGATGGTTGGTGAAAGCTACACAGAAGAAGACCTTCCAGAGCTTAAGGCCATGTCAGAAGAGGCGTTTGCTGAGCTAAGAAAGGCTGTAAGCAAAGTAAGCAACAAGATTGAAAAGGTAATCACAGAGCAAGAAATCGTCGCAAAGGCTTCACAGGCAATTGCGGCAGCAAAGAAACAACAGTCCCAAACTCCGAATTTTGTAGTAGCGACCAAGCGTGAAAACAAGGCCGACGTGGCGAAAAATCTCATAGCTCATGCGCTACGTAGAAAATAATTAAAGCAAATTTTTAATTTGTGTATAACATAACAAGGGTAAAAAAATGGCATTAAAACCTGATAGAAACGAACTCGACGTAGACATCTCTTATTTCTGGGCTACTGGTATTGGTTATGGTAGCGAGCGTGGCGGCTGGGTCAGCGCAACTGGCTCAACCGTTGCTTCTGGTGCCGCTATGGACCAAGCCGCTAACCAAGTTTGGTACGGCCTAAACGCGACAGGCGTTCGTCCGCTAGGCATTCTTCTAAACGACGTAGTAAACATCGACCTTACCAGACAGATCCTCAACCCATACAAGAGCGAGGTTCAGGTAGGTGACAAGATTACAGTCCTTAAGAAGGGCTATGTAGTCACCAACAGAGTCGTAACTACTATGGGCGCAAACAGCGTAACTGTAGTTCCTGGCGCCCCAGCTTTCACTGGGCCAAGCGGCTTCATTACTAGCGTTGCATCTGGTACTCTCCATATGGCTCCTGGAGCTGGCGACGCGCTTTCACGCTCAATGCTTAACAGCGCTTCTGGCTCTTACGTAATCGGTAAGTTCCTCTCCAAGGTTGACGAGGACGGTTACGCCAAGGTTTACGTTGATCTATGATTGAGTTAAAAGCTGAATAAAAACAAAAGAAATAGGTATAAAATGAACAACGAAATCAAAGACAGCGTAGAAACACAAGAATTAACCGACGCAGCAAAGCAGCTGCTTTCCGATGCTGGCAGTAATGACAAAGCGGTCTCCATGAGAGCGCAGGCTCAAATTGCAAAAGGCATTGCTTCCGCACTAAACGAGTTCAACTACTCTGAGGCCGTTGAAGGCCCAATCAGAGAAGGCGTGCTCAAGGGTGACGTTGTTTCTGATATCTTCGTAACCGAAGACTTCAGCACAACCAATGACCTTCGCATTCCTCTTGATCTCCTTGCCCCAGGCACTGAAAAGGATCACGTTGCCTACGTTATCCCAGATCACGGTAAGATACCAATGCGTAGAGTTGAGGCTGACTACATTCAATTGAACACCTACATGATAGGCAGCTCAATTGATTGCACAAGAAAATTCCTCAAGAACGCTAGATTCGACGTTCTTCGTAGAATGATCGAAGTTCTCAACATGTCCTTCGTAAAGAAGAACAACGACGACGGTTGGCAGACACTTCTCGCTGCAGCCTACGGTCGTGGTATCGCTGCTTATGATGCTGACGCACCAGCTGGTTCTTTCACACCAAAGCTCGTTAGCCTCATGAAGACCATCGTTCGTAGAAACGGTGGCGGTAACTCCACTAGCACCAATCGTCGCAAGCTCACCGATCTTTACATGTCCCCAGAGGCATTTGAAGACATGAGCGCGTGGGGTCTAGGCTTAGTCTCTGATGACATCAGAACCTCAATTCAAAGAAGTGAAGAAGGCGCTGTCCGTGGTATGTACGGCGTAAACTTCCACGACCTTGATGAGCTTGGTGTTGGTCAAGAGTATCAGCTCTACTACACAGGCGTACTAAGCGGCTCACTCGCTGCTTCCGACGAAGAGCTTGTAATCGGTCTTGACCTAACTCAGCCAGACAAGTCTTTCATCCACCCAGTATCTCAGAAGATTGAGATCACTGAAGATGAGAATCTCCACAGACACGGTCTCGTTGGCTTCTACGGATCGATGGAAGGCGGATGGGCTTGCCTAGACGTCAGATACATCCTCGCTGGTTCCTTCTGATTTACAGTAACGCAAATACTAAGAATCCCGCTCCGTTTGGGGCGGGATTTTTATTTGTGTATCTAAAATAGAGGAAAAAATGCCATTAGCCCCAACAAACCCAAGCAATGTTAGCGGTGTAACAAATCGCGCTATTGTTTATCAAAATCCAACTGTTCAGCAGAGTATTACTTATGGTATAATAGGTCTTGTTTCAGAAAATATAGTAGCTAACCAGTTTGTCTACGATAAAACAATCAAGCCATTCGCAACAGGCTGGCCATCAATAGATTCAACCGGAAGATACATTTTTGCTTCAGAAAGCGGCCATCACGGAGAGCCGGTTGAGTCGGTTCTAATATACAACCCAGGACCAACAGCAATTCGTGTTGGTTACAACATACCATTTTCTGGCAGCTGGTCCTCTGAGCCTGGCTTTCCTCTTGGTTCTGGTGACAGCATACAGTTCGGTGGTCAAAATATAGGAACCGTAAGAAATGCTTGGGCAAAAACAGTATCTGGCGACTCTGGTGCTGGTCAAGTCATTTACGTACAAACATATCCAAAAGATCACTGGGTCTAAAAAATGCCAACAGTAAACAGCTGGACAGACGTTTTGCCAGAAAGATTGCGCTATTATATAGGCGACTTAGATTCGCCACAGCGATACACTGACGCAATACTTGAAAGTTTTATTACTCTCGCTGCAGCAGCCGTAGTCACAGAAGTCCAGCTAATAAACAACACTTTTACTATAGATACAGCAAACAATACAATATCACCAGATCCAATAATTAGCGGTGATGTAGATCCTGGCATTCCAGCGCTTTTTGTTTTTAAGGCAGGCGCAATTCTTGCAATGTCTGAAGTAAGAAGAGACGCTGCCAAATACGGTGTAAAAATTCGTGATGACGTTACTTCTTATGATGGAACTGCTGCGTTAAAAGTTCGTGGCGATTCGTACAAATTTTATCTTGAAAATTACGAAAAGGCACGATGGGCTTGGGAAAGAGGAAACAGAGCAACACTCAAGGCTATATTTGGCGCATACGAAAGCGCAAATATTGGTCAAACAAGCGTCGATTTCTACTGGCCAACAGTTCATAGGAGATAAAAATGGGAACCCTGTCAAGCTCAGAATTAAGCGCAATAAAATCAGAATGGCGCAGTATAGCAACTGACTTGACTGACAGCTTTGGTCTTTCTTGCAAGCTTATTTTTGCACATGCGGTTGAGGCCACGCCAGCTGTTTCACAAGATCCCATTGGCAAAAAAGAAGCCTACATGCCGTCCTTTGGTGGAAGATCGAACCCAAGACTTGTGCCTGGTATTGGTTTAGCCAACCTTCCTGTTTCTCCAACTGGTTTGAAGATACAGGAAAACACAAAAACAATAACCGCTAGAGTTTATGGAGCCAACAAAGAGTTTAAAGAGCTAAATCCAGCAGCTGGCATATCTGAAAACGTCTGGAAAATGATATGCGCAAAAGAGTATTCCCCAGACCTACTAAGGTGCACAGACGCTGTATTTGACGCCTCTTTTAAGGGCAGAGAAATAAAAGTAAAACTAATTATGGCTCCTGTCCCGTATGGCCTTGGTGGATATCATCAAGTTAAGACATACTGGGTGGAGACATCAAATGGCTAAACCCGCCAAAGTCAGCACTACATTTCTAATACTTGATCAAACTGAGTACTCTTCTGCAATCAAGCAGCTCGAAAAAGACTTAAAGGGCCTTGGTGCAATATCAAGATTGATGAAGAGGGCAGTTAGTGTAGCCGCAAAGAAAACAGCTGCGTTTTTAGCAGATAGATTTCGTCAACACGTTATTAATGACCCAAATATAAAACAAGCAATGACTGACTTAGAGCTTAGAGGTGCTCTTGGTTTGAGAAAAGATACTAAGATTGAAGATTTGATCTTTAAAAGATCTAGAGCCTTTTTTAAAGTCGAAATAAACCAAAACGGATCAGATGGCACAGTAAGATTCAAAAACCAAACAGATCTCGACAAGATAGCGTCTTCTATATTTTACATCTCGAAAAAAACATTCTTAAACCCGTATTCAGACACAAAGGTTAAAAAATCAACTTCACAAAAAATTAATTGGTTTGAGTGGCTATTAAGGCCATCAACTGGTAACATTCAGGGCTTTAGTGTTTGGCCTGGTGTAAACGGAAATGAAAAACTAAATCCGAAACTAGAACCGCTTAAAGACACAATCAAGGCAAATATAGCAAAGCGCTCTAGGAGCGGAACGCACACAATGCTTTTTGGTGGTTCTTTTTCTATAAAGTCTTGGGTAAAAAGAAAAAAAGACGTAGATATCGATAAAGAGTTTATTAGAACAATTAATGATGATGCTCGTGATTATTTTCGTGTTGCTTTACGCGAGCAAGTGCTAAAATACGGAGCCTATAAAAAGGGAGAGATTTCAGAAGGTCGCGCTGGCCCAATCTCCCAAAGAGCATCAAAAGAAGCCAGCCCAGAGGCTAAGGCTTCAGCAAGGGAGCTTGCAGAGAAAATAGTAGAAGCTGCGCAAAGGGGAGAAAAAACATTTATGGGTAAACCAATACAGGATCTTTTAAAGATAGTTAGTCAGATAGGGGGCTTGAGAATTTAATGTTTAGAAACTTAACATATCTCGGCCAATACAGTAATCGTGCACAGATACGAGAAAATCTTACATGGAGATTACGTGAGGCTTTTATAAACATTGGTGCTTATTACAATATAGAGTCTGGAACAAAATCTTTTGATGGCAGTGAAATGGCTGTTTTAAAGCCATCGTACAGACCTGAGCTTCACAACTCTTCTGGATTTAAATTTTGGCAGGGACTAAGCTCCGATTGGGTTTGGGAAAACGCTTCTCCAACTTATACCGGTGGCGTAAACCCTATACAAGTAAGCGGTATATTTATTAATGATGTTTTTTACCCCACAGGAACCACAGGAACTTATCAGTATTATGTTGATTACGCAAGAGGCGGTATAGTTTTTGCTAACGCACTTACAGAAAGTGGAAACGTAATCTACTGCAATAGATCTGAAAGGGCAATATTTGTATATCCAACAAAGTCTAGTCAGTATAAGATGCTGTTCACAGAACACCTAAAGAGATTTGAAAATTATACTCCAGGATCGGGTGTTGATTCTGTTCCAAACGAGCTTAGATCTTTTATGCCAGCTGTATTTATAGATGTCTCGCAATCAAACGGGGATCCTTTCCAGCTTGGTGACATAAATAAACTGCAAAACTTCAGCATTTCTCTTGATATTGTTTCTGAAGACCCCGGTCTTCACGACACTATTGTTGATGCAACACTAGCCCTAGCTGGACAGGGCACAAAGATGTTTGACGTAAATAAAGCAATAGAAAACAGAAAATACCCTCTTGATCACAAGGGTCAAGTTGAAAATAGAATAAGTGCTGATCAAATGTACGCACTGTATCCATGGAAAACTGGAAGATTTGATTATAATCCAACTGAAATAGAGGGTTATACCGCTCTTCCTATTTACAAATCTACTGTTGTGTTTGATTTTGAAATAGTTACTTAATTGTGTATTATCAAACGGAGACTAAAACTTAAATGGCTGACAACAAAAGACTATATTACGCAGCATACGGGGTTGGTATTGCAAAAAATACTACAGCTGGCACAGTTGGCTATACAACTGGCTGGATTCCTGTAAGCGGCCTTCAAAGTGTTGGTATAGACACAAGCTTTAACCTAGATACCGTATTCCAGCTTGGTGAACTCGAGCTTTTTGATCAACCAGAAAATCTTCCATCAGTAGAGTGCACTATGGAGCAGGTTCTTTGCGGAGCAACCCTGCTTTCCTCTCTTGGAACACAGGGTGCGACAACCGGCACTCTAGTTGGCCGCTTCTCTAACGAGCAGTGCAACATCGCCGTTGGTTTCTGGGAAGACACAGTTACTGTAATGGGAACTGGCACAGCTTATGGCGGCCCACCAAGCGGAACATGCATCATGAGCGGCATGTACGTAAACTCCATCAACTTTAATATGCCCGTTGACGGAAACTTTACTCACAGCGTTACATTCGTAGGAAACAACAAGCTTTGGGTATACGGAACAGGTGTATCTGGTGGGGCAGCAACCGGATTTTTCAATCCAAACAACTTTGGCACTGATATCGACTCCACTGGAGTTCGCAGAAGATACAACTGGAACCCAACTGGATCAATTCTTCCACGAAGTCTTGCTGGTGTAAGACCAATAGCAGCAGCGACTGGAACACTACCAGCTTCTGGCCAAAGCGCAACTGGTGAAGACGGTGGATACTTGCCAAGAATACAGTCCATACAGATTTCTACAGACTTTGGTCGCCCAGAGATCTTCCAGCTCGGTCGTCGTGCTCCATATGCGCGTTACATTGACTTCCCAGTTGAAGTAACTACAACCTTTGAAATTATCAACCGCGCTGGCGATAAGGTATCTGCGCTAGATAACACCGCAAACTTGACAAACGAGCCAATTATCATTGGTCTCAATGACGGCACTCTTTTTGATATGGGTCTTAAGAATAAGCTTACCTCAGTTTCTGATACTGGTGGCGACACTGGTGGTGGTAATAGAACAACAACTTATACCTACACTAGCTACAACACACTCTACATTAGAGACCCCAAAGACATTGCTGGCGCAGCAATTACAGGCCAGCTTCTTTCGACCGGTGGAGCAAACGTTGGCGTGGCAGGTACGTTCTCTGGCCCACCAACCTAATCTTGGTTTTAGTCCTAAAGAAAGACCCGACCGAAAGGCCGGGTTTTTTCTATACTATACTAGTGATATCCGACTCCTTGGTTTACTCAATAATATCTGGTGAATTTTGTATTCATTGCGGTGACAAACAATACGTATTTAGACAGCCTGGAATAATTACTTCTTCAAGAATTTATAACTCATCCAATATAAATGAAAACCGCTTCAAGAAAGACGGTTTTTTATCTAGCGAAGAAGAAAAGGAGCTGCTCTACAGGCACGGCCTTTGGAGTGACGATCTAGAAAAAGAGTTTGAAAACACAAAAACAATAATAAGAGAAATAACTAAATCACTACCAGAATTTGAGTACAAGACTATAGAGAAAAACATGCTTGTCTCTAGAAAAAAAATGGCAGAGACAAAGCTTAAAGAGCTTCTTGAATTAAAGATGTCTTTCTTTACGCAGACCATAGATTATCAACTTAAAAAATATCAAGCCTCTTCTATTTTGCCATATTCAATATACTTTAATGGTGCGCTTTTGTGGAAAGACCAAAAAGAATTTGATGAAGAAATGAGTGCAGATTTAATTAATTGCCTTACTGGCGAAATCCTTAAAGACTTCTACTCAGAGAAAGAAATACGAAAAATTGCTAGATCCGAGCCATGGAGATCAATATGGAAAACATATAGTAATTCTGGTGGCGATTTATTTGGTAGACCACTTGCAGACATGGCTAAGTCGCAAAGAGACTTGACTTACTGGTCAAACATATACGATAATGTATTTGAAAGTCACGAAAGACCAGATTGGTCAGTAATAGACGACGATGAGGCACTAGACAAGTGGTTTGAAGAACAGTACAACAAAACAAACAAAAAGAAGACTGCATTTACAACAAACCCAAAAATAGCAGCAGCAAAAGAAGTATTTATAGTTGCACAAACACCCCAAGACGCACAAAAAGTGTATTCATCAATGAATACCCCTCTTGGTCTCGCTAGTATACAAAGCAGAAACAGGAAATTAGAGACGAAGGGGGCAATAAAGGAACATGAGCTGCCCGATGTGCAGGTTGATATTCAAATTCAACAAAACAACTTGAAGGTTAAAAAATGAATTACAAAGAGGCTCGTGAACGGCTTCGCTTAATACAACAGCAAAAGCTACAAGAGGTAAACGAGCAAAAGTGTTCAGAAATACTGCAAAAAATTGCTTGCTCAAGAATGGAAACCGTTTTTGTTGGTGCTGTTTCAAAAATAGAGCATTTCTTTGGTTCTCTTTGGGGTGAGCTAGAAGGCGTAGACGAATCTAAGATGACATCAGATCAGAAAAAGTGGTTTAATAAATTTCTTGATCTACGAGAGGCAATATTTGACCAAGGCAATACTGAAAAAAACAGAATAACAAAAGACATTAATAACTTTAAAATTTCTCTAAAAGAAACTAAAATACAATTAGGACAACAAAATGGAAGAAGTAAGAAAATTTGAATTTGAAGGCGCGCATTACAGAATAATTAAGCCTACCAACAAAATAAGAAGAGAAAGCGATGCGATATACGCGAGAGCTTATCGTGAAGCAATCGCAAACGGTCTTTTTTTAGAGGCAGAAGTTGAAAAAATACTTAAAGAGCGTGGGCTTGACAGATATTCTCGTGAAGGCGAGAGAAAAGAATCCCAAGCGAAAATAGATAGACTTCTGGATAAGCTTGAAAAAACTGAAAAGAAATCCGATGGAATGAAGATCGTAGAAGAAATACGATCAGAGCGTAAGGCTATGGACGAAGTTGACAGCGCAAGATATGAGTTAAACTCACAATCCGCGACACTGTTCGCTGAAAACAGAAGATTTAACTACTATGCTTTTGCCTGCTGCTCTAGAGAAGACGGCACAAAAATATGGTCATCCTTCAAGGAGTTTGAGGACGATGATTCGCCGCTCGCAAACAGAGCCGCCTCTGAAATAATGTCCTTTATCTATGAGGGTACACAAGAAATCCTGAGACAGATTGAAAAGCTTAGACCTGAAAATGAATGGCTAGAAAAACACGGTGAAGAAACACAAAATCCACCAGTTGTAGATAAGGCCACTAGCGAAGAAAAACCAAAGAAGAAAAAGACCTCAGTAAAATAAGGCGACTCTAGTGTATTTAATCTAGAGGACGCAAAGTGGCAGAGGACTTCTTTTTAAGGTTTGGCGCGCTTGTCAACACAATTAATGTAAATAAGTCTGCTGTTTCGCAAGCGGCAAAGGCTATACAGAGCGCCCTTAATCAAAGGGCTGCTGTTGATGTTGCTGTAAATTTTAGCCCAGGAGACGCAACCGAGCTTTTTGGCCAGATATCAAAAGTAGCAGACCAGGCAAGAAAGATCATAAATGATCCGAAACTGAAAGTTGGCGCAGCTGGTTCAAGGGACGTAGAGGGTCTTTTCAAATCAGTTAACGCCCTTAAGGGCGCTTCTGCTGGCGCAAGAGAAGCGATAAGATTAATTCAGCTAAACCCAAAGACCTTCAAGGATTCTCAGGATCTTGTTACTCTTTTTCAGTTTTTAAGCGAAGAAATAAAAGTATTGCAGCGCGATGCAAAGCGGGCAATAAAGCTTGAGTTTGACACAGAAGCAATAGACAAGGCCTTGGAAAAAACAGAAACCCTAAAAACAAGACTAGCAACTAGACAACAGGTTCTTGGTTCTTCAATAGGGCAATTTATTAGAGCGCGCTCTGCTCAGGAAGAGCAGCGCGCACAGCTAGACCCTTCTTATGTCGCAAAAACAAGACAGGATATAAGATCTGAAGCTTTAAGCCTATTTGATCCAGGCTCAGTAAACACGCTGCGTGAAGCAAATGATCTGATAAATAAAGTTCGTGGTGAAACGCAAAAAATATCTGCAGAAAACTTTAACACATCAAAGGCTGTTAAAGACGCAAACGCTGCTTACAAGATAAGAGAGGCGAACGCAAACAAGATTTATAGCGTAGAGCAGGCCATCAAGAAAACAGTAGATGAGCAGGTCAAAGCAGAAGCGGCTAAGGCTGCAACAGCGGCAAAATCAGGAACATTTTACAAAGCAAGATCTGCCTCAGAAATAGAGAGAGACATAAGGTCTAGACCAGAAGTCGCAGCATTGCTGTCTGGTGGCGGTAAAATAGCGCCGCTAGACAGAAGGCGGGTTGAAGACACAATAAAAGCAGAAGGTGTTGCTGCTAAAAAGGAAGCCAAAGACCTTACAGACAAATTAACAGCAAAAGAAAAAGAACGAAGCAAGGCGATACTTGACCAGTTAAGATTTCGTGAATCCCTAAGAGGATTGATCGAAAAAGAAATTGCGCTTGAGCAAAAGCTTGTTGAGCTTGACAAGTTAAAGGGCAGAAGTAGGGCTTCGAGATCAAGAGCTGATATAGCTGCAAGCGTTGAAGGGCGATTTGGAATTATTGCGCCTGGGGCTGCTCCAGCCACCCAGGCAGACATAATAACGGCAAACGCGGAAAGAGCAACATTTGCAAGAAGTCAAGCCGAGCGCGAAAAGCTTGTCAGTAAAGAAATTTCACAAAGACAGGCAGTTCTTGAAGAAGAGGCTAAAAAGAGACAAAAAATAAGAGATCGTGTTCGTGAAACTTACGACGCTCTTGTAAAACTAAACAACGAGGTTGCTAGAAAAGCTGGTCCTGGATACACAAAATTAAGCAATGCTGAGCTTGCAAAACAAGCGCTTGAGGTAAACAAGCTTACTGGTGTCAATATTTCAAGCCTAACTGGGGCTTCACTTGAGGGTGCGCTTGGAAGAACCACAAAAGCGTCAAAAGACGCAAAAAACGCGCTTCGTGAATTTAATCAAGCGCTTAGAGATGTTGAGGGTGGAAGACAAAGCGTTCTTCAATTCACGGCTAGATTTGGAAACAGCTTTGAGAGACTCGGGGCACAAGTAACAATTGCTACTCAAAGAATTGCAGCCTATGTAATAGGCGCGTCTGGAATATATGGTACAGTTTCTTTCATAAGAAACTCCACTAGTGAATTCTTTAAACTTGAGCAGCAGCTTACTAAAGTACGGCAGGTGCTTGGTGACACGACAGAAAATAACGGAAAGATAAAAGAGCTTTCAGGCTTCATAAAGAACCTAGGCACATCTCTTGGAATAGCCCCTAGTGAAATCGCTAGTGGTGTCGCATTGCTTGCTCAGGCTGGCTTCACAAACGTATCAGAGCTTAAAGGAGCCATAGAAGCAATATCCCAGGCTAGACTTGGCCCATCGTTTGGTTCCCAAGAGCAAACAGTTGACGGTCTTATTGCCGTTTATAGGCAATTTAACTTAACGCTTTCGGATACTAAAAACATATTAGATCTTGTAAACCAGTTCTCTAAAGACTATGCAGTAGAGTCACAAGATCTTTTTGAAATAGTTAAGCGTGGCGGTTCTGCATTTGCTGAGCTTGGCGGAAACTTCCAAGAGTTTCTCGGCATATCCTCTGCGCTTAGGCAGCAGACCAGAGAATCCGCCTCTGTTATCGGTACATCGCTAAAGACAATAACAACGTCTTTATTCAAGCCAAAGTTTGAAAAATTCATAGGCGGTATCGACCCAAAAATACTTCAAGAGCTTAACCCGTCAAGAAGACTTCAGTCTGTAGCAAAGCTTTTCCAGACTAGATTTGGAACAGAGTCTGAAAAAGTCTCTGCTATAGCGCAATTTGTAGACGTAAGAAACGCATCAAGGGTACTTGCTCTTTTTGAGGCTCTAAACTCACAGGCTGAAAACTTAAGACAAACAACAGAGAAAGCCGCTGGATCAGTTCTTCGTGATGCTCAGACGCAGCTAGAAACTGTTGGAAAGTCGATAGAGAGAGCTAGAATTTCTCTGCAAGAAGCTGCAGTTGGTCTTGTTGATAACCCGTTTATAAGAGAAGTATTTAAGTCTGGCGCAAATCTAGTTAGCGGAGCAATAGCGCCAACTCTTGGCGCAATAGCGCCTGTTGCTGCGCCTGCAGGTTTTGCAGTAGCAATTTATGCTCTAGTAAACATCATAAAGTCTTCTATTGTTACGTACCGAGCACTAATCACAAGCAGCCAAAGACTTACAACTGGACTCGATTCGGTTAATAGAACAATTTCCATTCTTAACAACAACATTACAGCGCTTAGCGGAAGAGGCACTTCGATACCAGGAGGACCACCAGGTGGTGGTGGTGGCGCAGGAGGTGGTAGAGGTGGTGGGTTTTTAAAGAATGCTATATTTTCTCCGCTTGGACAGGGAACTGGTCTTTTCTTAGCCTCTGGCCTAACTTCAATATTGTCTGATTTTGTTTCTAGGCTTGGTACAAATGAAAGAGAAAGAAATGTCGCAGGAGCCGCTTCATCTGCAATAAATGTTTTAGGTGGCGGACTTGGAGGGGCTGGATTTGCAAGACTTTTAGGGTTTGGTCTTCGTGGCACAGCAGCTGGTGTTATTGCTGGCGCTGGGCTAGAGACTTTTAAAGTAATAAATCAAAGAAGAGAAGATCAAAGAATAGCAGAACAGCAAAGACAGCAAGAACAGCTTTCTGCTAGGCAGAACATAACTGCAGAATTTGTATCAAGCGGAAGAATAGCACAAGGCGGCGTCCCGACACTTGGACCAAACATAGAAAGATTCTTCCTTGATAAAAACGCCTTGCCTCAAAGAATAGACGCTCTTGTTTCTTTAATTATTAAAAGAGAGGGCAATGTAAAAGGATCGCTAGAAAATCTTGTCAGAAGGTCTGACCCAAATCTGACTTCAGAACAAATAGCTGAAGCGGTAAAGGATCTCACAAGCCCAGAAGGAGGCGGAACGCAAGCGCTTGAGATTCTGAGGCAGTCACTTAAGAACGCGTTCGTAAGAGCGCAAAATCTTGGTCTTACTGGTGCTAAAGCTGATGCATTTGTTAAAAAAGAACTGCAAACCCTTCTTTCAAGACCCTCAGCAGGCGTTGTGGTGCAAGGAAAAGAAATTGAAAAGGTATTCAATTCCCTTGTCAAGCAATTCGGTAAAGTTGGAAGAGCATCACTAAGCCTTGATGAGGTTTTAAATGATTACGCTCAAACTCTTGAGCTTTCATCCGCAAGAATATTTGCGTCGCTTGGAAGAGTCAGCCAAAGCTCGCAGCTAAGACAAAATGTCAGAAATAGAAACGTTTTAGGTGCTGACGCCCTTTCATCTATATTTGGAACAGGAGCGTTCACTCCAAGGACAACAGAGCTTTCGCAGTTTACATCAGAGGCCCAGCTCTTTTCTCGTTTTGGAGCAACGCCATTAATAACGCCAGATCTTCAGCAAAGAATAAATCAAATAAACACACTAGCTGAGCAGTTTAGGTCTGGTTCTTTTTCTGGCGCCCCACCCCTATTCGTAGGAAGGCAGGCTGCACGAGCAGCTGTTGGTGAGGACGACAACGAGAGAGACTTGAGAGGCAGAGAGTCAGAACTTCAAAAAAGATTTGAACAGCTGGCTAAATCTGGAGAGGTAAATGTAGGAGAGGCTCTTCTAGGGATCGATAAGCTAAGAGAGGCTAGAATAGCCTCAATTAATGAACTTATTAAAGAGCAAAACGAGTATTTAAAAGATGCTGTAGCCCTATCTGATTTAGCCACACAGAAGCGATTCCAGCAGCTTGACGTTCAAAAACAAATAGTAAGTATACAAGACTCTCTTAGAAGACAGCTTTTAGAAATAGATCGCGCTAGTGGAAATATAAGCGACGCTCAATTTAGGAGTGGCGTTGGCGCAATAAAGCCACAGCTTCCAGGCGTCGCAACTGGTCTATTGACTGGTGGCCGTGGTGGATTTGCTGGTCTTGGTGCTGCGTTGGCAGATGTCCAAAGAGGCTTTGCTATATTTTCTCAAAATATATCTAAGGGTCTTTTTGCCCCAGGCGCTATAGTAGACCAACAATCCTCACCAGCGGCATTCGGCTCCTTTATAAATAACATAATACAGTCAAGACAGTTAGCCGTTGGGCAAGTAAATCTAGCCGAAACAGACCCAAATAAACTCATAGCCGATGTCACTAGAGCCTTCAACGAAACAAAGTCTCTTATACCAAGACTTTTTGATGAGTTTGGAAATTACCTAGACGCATCAAGACAGGGCGTTCTTGAGCAGATTCAAATTATACAAGGCCAGCTACAAGCAAGCCTAGGTTTTACTAAAGACATTGTAAGCAAGGCATTTGGCGGGACGCCAGACGAGCAAGCCTTGGCACGTCAAGAAATAGAGAAAAACAGAGATAATCTGCGAAGACTTGCTTCTGAGCTTCAGGCGGCTGGTTTCAAGCCAGAGGATCTAACCCCTGAAAAAATAGTAAATAGCCCAGCCCTGCAAGCCATAGCAGAAGATTTTGCAAGAAGAATAGGCGCAACTGGAGATTTCCTTGGTGCTACTGGCCTTGCACAAAGCGCTGGTGGCGCAACACTTCAAGGATTTGGATTTACTGGTACGCAACTAAGCGATCTAATAAATCTAGGACAGGCAATTGTTCCAAGCTTGACTGGTTTTAACACTGGACTATCAAATAGTTTTAGTGAAATAAATAAGCTTAAAACTGAGCTTGAGGCAATTGCTAACACGCAAATAAAGCTTCAAAAAGAGGCAAAGGACATAATAGATGGACAAAACGCTTTAGCAACAAAAACTGCACAAAATTTAGCGAAGGCACTTGAGGGCTTCCCAGAAACAATTACATTCAAAATAGAGGGCCTCCAAGACATAAATCTGAAATTCAATCTTACTTCAGCAGAAGAAGACATACAGAACATTAAAAACGAAGTTGCTACACAAGTGTCTGAATATATTAAAAACGCATTGAACACAGCTGGCTTTAGCATATCTTCATTTACCTTTCCAGTAGGACGACCAACACCATAAAATGCCATCCCAGTACCAAATAATTAGCAATATTTTGACTTATGGCGCCTACGGCGTCTCAAGTGGTACTGCAACAATATTTGCTACTGGTGCGCCAGGCCTAACGATAGGCGCTATGCCTATGTACATAGGCACGGTAGAAACTCCAGCCACTGGAACTGTGCCACTTATTTTATCCGCAATGGATCAGTGCGGACAATGGGATGTCGGCCTAAATCAAAGATGGCAAACTTACACTAGCAGCGCTCTTGAGCAATGGCAAGTAATACCGTCAAGCTGTGTTCAGGGGGCCTACATAACAAAGTACACATCTGTTTTTATGTCTGGCGCTAGCACTGGAAATTATAATGCGCAAATGCCTCTTTTCCTGTACGCAAGCGGTGATGGTATAATTAATGGATCAACAACCGCATTTGTGTATGCACAAGCCTTTGAAAGTTCAACAGGCACAATATTTATTAAGGGCTTTGGTTCATCGACAGGAACTACAACAATAGCAATATCTGGTGCTTATGCAGATTCATCTGGCACCTCCACAGCTTTTATAGGGGCTTTTGATGTTTCAAGTCTTGAGGTCGAACTTTATATTTCTGGTATAGAATGAGGTGTATAAAACAATATGGGAACTTCATTTTTAGGACAAACGCCAAGCCAGACATATAAAGATATTTTACAAATATCTAATTCGAACAACGGTATGCCCACAACTCTTCTGGCGGTTGCTGGTGGAAATGGAACTGACTCTGCCCTTAGAATATGCACAACTGGGGTTGACATAAATGGCGTATTGCTAATAAGCGGAACCAGGCTCACAGCGACAGCTTTAGAAATTAATAAAATTGACAGAGCTGGCTCTGATGGGGATGTTGAGTCAAATAAGGCAATAGTTGCTGGTTCTAACAGAGACATAACATTTAATGGCGGTATTATTAGCATGGCCGGTTCTGGATTGTTACAAAACGGAACAATTAGAAATATGGCCATTGAAAGCTTTTCATTTGGTGGTTATCAAGTAAGCGCAACTGGATCAACATCAACTGGAGTATTTGTGATTTATCCAGCTAGCGGAACTACGCAAAAAGTCACTCTTAATCAGCCGCTAACTCAAATATCAATTGCAAAATCACCTTTTCAAGATCAAGACGCGAGCGGAACGACGGGTCTTCCATCAACGTACATGCGCGATTATAGGGTAACTTTATTTACCGTTCAGGATGCTGCTGGTAACAGAGAGGTTGATTTTAATGCGTCTATTATTTGGCCACGCGAGCAATGGGCTAGCGGTTACTCTAAGCCAAGATTAAATTCTCCAGTTACTGCGACTGGAACACAAATTGACGGATTTGAGTTTTATAGTTTTGATTATGGCGTTACTTGGTACGGAAATAGGATAGCTTCTTCAATTGCATCTTCAAGTGCTGGACCGCTTGATTCTATAATTGATGGCGGCACATATTGATTTGAGGAAAACATGGCAATAGTACTATATAACGGCAAATATATTAGCCCAGCACCGCTTTACAGTCTATCTGAGAATTACGTCAGAACCACTGATGGTACAGTTCTATCTTCTCAGTTTGAACTCACATTAAATGGAACGCTGCTTCCTGATCGTGGATCACCAGGCCCCACTGGTCAATTTTTTACAAGTTTGGCAACTGCTGAGGCCGTAGATCCAGCTATTAATACTGATGACAAAAAATTTGGCTCTCTTCTTAAAAAGCAAAGAGCGCTTCGTGATCTTTTTACAATCAATCCAGGAGAGCCGAATACTGGCTCCGCTACAAATAAAGTATCAACTGAATATTTACTCGAAATAAAAACTGACGATGGAACTACCAGTGTGCTTAAATGTAAGCCGCAAATTTCTAACATTTCATTTGCAGACGCTATTCACGTTGTAAAAACAGATTACACAATAACAATACTTACAAATGAAATACTTATTGACGGATACACTCCAGTAAATCCTACTTTTGCGCAATCTGAGTTTGGTGGTTTTAACTTAAAATCAGCTTCTGACTCAATCACTGTTTCTTCCGATAACGATTTTGAAAATTCTTATACTGTTACAAGAACGGTCTCAGCACAAAGCTATAAAGCGTTTGCCACAGAATATGCAGCTACTGGAAACAATGGCCCATTTGTAAAAGCAAAAAACTGGGTTGAAAAAAAGGTGACAGAAGCTGGACTAGTTAATCCAATAACTATTTACAGTTTATATGCACCGAAGTCAGGATACGAATACGTCGGACATCAATCTTCTGAACAGTCAGACCAATACGCCGGATCTTATTCTATACAACAGACATGGAAGTTTATTAAAACAACTACAAGCGGAGTTCAAGACGATTTTAACATATCAATGACGTCTAGGGCTAGCGGACCAAACGCAATAAGCAACACCCACGGTTACGATAAATCTTTTAGAGTTTCTGGCGCAATAAAAGGTTTTGCTCCAGGACCAACTGGACACAAAAAAGCAAAAGATTACTTTACAAATATAATAGCTGCAAATAATTTTGGAATACTAAAAACAAGAATAACAGAAACTGGATCACTAACAAATCCGTACATAACAGGATCTTCATATATTTACGGCCCATATGGAATGACTATTTCTGAAAATAGACGTTCTGCGACTGTAAATTACGAAGCTGAGTTCAAGGAAAAAGCAGTAGATTTAACGGGTACAAATTTTATAGATTTTGATGTTAATGTTAGCCAAAATACAAAAGAAAATTTTGTTGCTGAAATACCAGTCCCAGGTAGAACAACAGGTCCCGTTATTCAGGACATAAAAACAACAAACACAACAAAGAGAAATATTTCAGCCAATTTTGTCATAGGAACTGGCCTTAAAGCCGACTTTGAAACCATCGGCACCTATAGAAGTAACGCAAAAACAGTTTTAAGCGAAATAGATGTCTACCCTACTGGAAACCAAGGATCAAATTTTTGGCTTACTTCTTTTAGCGAGTCACTTGATATATTTAAAGGAACTTATTCTTTTAATGCAACTATACTAACTCCAGGACAGGGTGGTACTTTATAATGCCAGCAGATTCAATAATAGGGTCCCCAATAAAGTTTCTTGGTGGCTCCGTTGTAAGCTTTAGCTGTAATTTAGGCTTTAATGGCTCTCCATCAACCTTAGATGTCCAGCTAGTCGAGGACAACGGAGAAAATTTCACTGGACACGGAACTCTTGATTACGCCACAGATGAGCAGGCGCTCATTGCCTCTATAAAAGGAGGCTCTGAGTTTTTAGCTGGAAACCCAGGAAGTTATCATCTTTTTCAAAATGGTAGTTTTAAGTTTGGTGGCGTTGTTACTAGCTGGCGTCGAACGCATTCGTCTTCTGGAAGACTCATTAACGTTCAGCTTACTGATCCAAGAGCAATACTCAAAGACATTCCAGTTATTACAGACCACTGTCCGTCCTTTAATGGTGGCGCCACTCAGTGGGACGGATATAATGTTGTTACGCCACTAAACACATTTGCCAATGCTATTGCAGCAAACTGGACGGTTGATGGAATGATTTGGCGCGGTATTCTTGATACTAGACTACAGCAACCAACGTACAATTTTTACGGAAAGCAATATAAAGTTTCATTTGATGGAACTTTCACATTACGCATACCACTTAACTACAGAGTTCAAATACAAAACGCTAGTATTGAAGACTTCATCAACAGAGTCGCCAAAGACAATAATATTGACTGGTACGCTGTTTGCGAGTCACTAGAAGCAGACAGCACAAAAACTATATCGATTCGTGGCATTAGTAGAGTAAATCAGTACGCTCTCACAAATGATTCAATAAATACCTTTATAAGCTCCCTATCTAACAAGCTCTCATCATATGAGATTGGTAGAGAACTAAGAACCGATCCCACAAAAGCAATATTTATTGGTGACAACAAAAGAACATTACACATAAACACAGATCTAACCCAGGTCTACCACATAGACGGTGACGGATACATTTGCGATCAGCCATTCATTGATCTTTCATCAATACATTCCGATGATCCATCACTAGTATCTAATTTACCCACTGTCACTCTTGGTGGAATAAGATCGACTAAATCTGCTGGTGCGGCAAATGCTTCTTCCGTTGGTAACCCAACCACAAATAAAAGCAAATCACAGCTTACTAAGAAGGGCTACATTGCAACAGAAAGAATACTCAGAGCAGCACTGCACAGCAAAGAAGCTTGGGCCACTGCGATCTGGTATGCTTTTAGAGAGCTTTACGTAAACGGAATAACATATACAACCTACAGTGGTTTTCATCAAAATAAGTTCATAGCCGGCTCTCATTCTGGATCAACGCAAACTATAACATTTGGTGCACTAAATGGTATACCGATGAAAATGGGTATATATTCACCACCATTCAACCGAGAAAGCCCGTCATTTTCTGATGTACCAACAACATTTCTAAGTGGATATATTCCAACACCACAGACAGAAGCATTAAAAGAGGCTTGTTATCAAGCCACTCTTCGTGTCGCACAAGAATATTACGGCAAGGTGTTTGTTGGCTTTATTTTTAACGATCCATCGTTTAGCTCAATAACCGGGGCTGATTCTTCTGGCAATATTGGCTCGTATGTGTACTCTGGTAAAAAAATACCAATGACTTACGAGATAACTGATTCAGCCCCAGATTTAAGCGATCCACAAAATGATAACCTTGTACATAATTTATATGGTCTGCACTTGAATACAGACTCGGGTGCTTTCAGAAGTGAGCAGGGCTTATTTAGGCCGTACTGTGAAATAGACTTCGGAACCCTTTCTTCAAATAGGCCAGGTACAAGACTAGATAACTTCGACCCAGCGTCTTACTTGAAAGTAAGCAAATCAAATACAACACTTCCATCATCAAGCTCTGACTGTTACCTTCTTAGATCTGATGTCTCCATAGAGCAATATAAATTTGACCCAAGATATTTCTTAGCTACAATAAATGAACCGTTCAATGTTGGATTCGATGATATTAGGATCGCAACATATACTGTATACTCATACTCATCTGATCAAAGTGCTATAGAATCAGACCCAAGACTTCTTGGTGCAACAAAAACAGTTGATGCTGTGACTACAGTTCCAGCACTTCTCACAACTAAAAAAGACAAAAGCGAGGGCGCTAGAGAGTTTTTATCCTGGATTTACAGCGACTACGAGATAGTTGCCGGAACTGATGATATAGTTCCAGCATCAAAACAAATTTCAGCCAAAAAATACATGGAGATGATAAACAGCTCTTCAAAGATTTGGCAAGAAAAAATAGGATTAGCCGAGAGAAGATATACCCCAGCAATGGACGCTGGATTCAAAGTTGCCGTTCCATTAAAATGGAGATTCCTTAAGTACGGACCATTTATTGGAACCAACACTAATATAAATTACAATCTACGACCAACGCAGGTAATAGACGATACTAGTCTTACGCCATGGAATTATGGAAATGTTGGCAACATGAATGTAGCAGGCAATATACTTGCAGACAACTCTTCTGGCCAGGTTTCGACTGTTGGATACGCATCGATAACAGTTGCTGGTCTTCCAGAGTATTCAATAGGATACGAAATATCGGCCAATGGCGCGGTGATATCAAATCTTGCAGACATTTCACTTTCTTATGGAACTAGCGGCTTTACTACAACATATAGGTTTAAGACATTCTTTGGTCCAACCGGCTTCAGGAGAAAGCAAGAGATAGACTCTGAAAGATCAAATACATTTAGGCTTGCAGACGCAAAGAAAGAGTTCATAAAACTAGACTCAATCGTAAAAGATTACGAGCCAGAATCTGGTAAAAAATTCATATACATCGACAGATCACGATCAACACCAGCCACAGTAATAACCTCTGGTCAAGACAAAAACACGTCTGTTGACAGCAGCTTCCTGATGTGTAGTACGTCTCCTGGTAGCGAAAAACCAAATGTTTCGATTATTTCGGGCGGCGCAATAAAAGAGATGGTAAACGCTGACGTTTACGGCACTTACACCGCATCTGCATACGCTGGATTGAGTGAAATTTTTACACCTGTTGGTGGCGCTTATCCAGAAACCCTACGAGCTTCTGAAACTATAATACCTAGTATACACGGCATACCAATTGGTGGTAGCGTAGCGTTTACTTCAACAGCGGCGCCGAAAGAAACAGAGAGCAAGTACATACCAGTGTTTGAATTGAAGGAATTTGATCAGAAAGTAGCACTGCCGGAAACTTAAAATGGAAATACCAAAGGACACACACGGTCTAGTACCAGGAGATACGTCTCTTTCAAATTTAAGAAACAGACCAGTTCCACAAGGTGGTGAGCCTGGAACAATAAACCCATTTACAGCAAGATTTATAGGCCTTGCTGGACCAGTAGCTATTGCTGGATGGGGATACGATATTTTTGGAAGGCCTGTTCCTGGGGCTGTAAATCTAGCTGAACTTAATGGTGTTGAAAGCAGCCCTAAAAACTACAGCCAGACAAAGTTTATAACAAAAAACGCAGGAGGCGCAAAGTTTCCGCTCGGTGGAGAGTCTCTTCCAACGCATCACGTGGCTGGAATGCTTGATGTAAGATATGACCCAAGACACGGGCTTTGGAGAACAAATCATTTTTTCCTAGCAGAGATAACTGGAGTTGTTTCGACAGGCAATAGTATTTTTTGCAACAGATATGGCTGGAGAGAAATAGAAATACATGAAATCAATCTTCCAGATCCAACAACAAAAAATATGCCAGTAGACACAATTGATTTTCCATACCCAGCAAGATCGTATGTGTCTGGCAACGAAATAAATAATTATGCAATAAATCTAGCTGAGTCTTCCGCAAATCAACACGATAGAATTCATCATAAAATTCCGTCTGGCACAATTGTGCAGATGAGATCTATTAATGTTCTTAAAGCAGACAACGGTGATGATCCATCTCTTAATGATTATCAGCCGCTTTATATTTTTGAACAGGCTGGATACAATAGTGTCTTTATAAAAATACTAGGGTACGATGGAACTTATCCCGGACCACTTTCTGAGGGTGATGCGTCTCCGCTTGGTAACGAACCAAACTACAATCAGGCGGCGCGAATGCCGACTAGATGGATTTATCAAGGAGTTATAGTTCAGTTTAGCGGTGGTAGAGACATTCCGTCAGATAGAAGATTCTCAACCCCCTTTGGTTCTTTTGTTGAAGACGAAACCATACCAATTCAATACAGAAAAGTTCAATGCATAAATCTTATAGAAATTGGTAATCCGCCTGGTAAACGAGGCTTGGTATGTCCGGGAATTGTTACCGCCACTGGAAACACAATAACAGCAGCAAACGTTTGGCCGGATGGAGTTCCTGGGGGGATAGCATTCACAGGAGGTACAAAGTCCGCATATCCTAAAGGTTTTGCAGTTCAGCCAGTCTGTAGTGGTACGATTGTGGAAGCCCGAAGACTCCCCTCACCAAACGGCACAAGCACATACGGACCAATATACTATTTTCAAGTAGAAAACGCTCACGATGGCGGGTGCGCAAGCGGAGTTTGGCCTTTCTACGGACACACAACTCAATCACCAATGGAATACGGATCTGCTAATACTCCAAGACCTGGTGTATAATACAGTATGGCAACAGTCACTTTTTACGCTAACGAAGGCATAGGCGCAATAAATAGCGGAAGCCAAAATTTAAATGGCTCTGGAATAGGTTTTTTTGGAAATGGTGGCGCTTTTGCTAGCGTCAGGATTGGTGAATACCAAGACAGAACATTTGTATGCGACGCAAACGGCACTGCTGTTGGTGCAGAAATAGATAACGTAAAATATGTAAACGCTACAGGCGCTCTAATAAGCAGAGGTGGCACTACAGATGCTTCTTTGCCACTTGTAAATATACCAAACTACAAATCAACACTGAACATTAGATTTGATCATGGTTCTGCTGTTCGTACACAAAATGCGAAAGTTCAGATTTACGATAGATCAAATGTTAATAATGGGCCATCTGGTGTAATATGCCAAGTAGCCGAGATAGTTCATCCAGAGGTCTCCCAAGCAGTTGTTGGCTCAGGCGACTCGTCTTGGATTTCCTGCAGTGGATCAACACCATACGTTGACTTAATAGCAAGCCCAGGAATAAGTGGCATAAGAGTATCTGGATCAAATACAACAGAAGCGCAACACGACTGGTACGTTTGTATTTCAGCTTCACCAACAGGAATAGGTTCGCACACCCAGTTTGGAATATACTTTACAACAGAGTACCTATAATGCCAATTATTGGTCTTTATGGACAATTTGGCAGCGCAAAAAATGTACTTATTGGATCGTCAAGCAAGTACTTTTCTTCATTTTCAACGGCTCTTGGTTTTGGCGCAGTTGATGCCAAAAATTCAATAATTTTCCAAAAAGTTGGAGAGTACCAGGGAAAAACATTTATTTCTCCTGGTGACAAAACGGCTGTCGCTGAAGAAATAAATAACTCGGTGTACGAAACGTCATCAACGGCAGACGTAATAAGCCCAGAGCTTGGTTCGTATAAGGATATAAATGTAAACTATATACCAAATAGAGCTGCGCCACTAAATCTAAGGGTTTCTGATTTATCATCCATACGAGTCTCTAGCTGCAGAATGTATATAAATGACGGTTCTTCGACTGGAACATCAACTTCATTTTACGACTTCAAGTGGTACGAGTGCGTACACACAAGCACCGACGAAACAGCACCAGGGTCTGGAGCAGCTTCTTGGTCTTCAATGCCAGCAGGGTCTACTGGGTCTATAGTACTCAGAACAAGCCCAGGAGTAAGTGGTTCAAATCCTACAGGAAGCTTGTCGTATTCAACTAGACATGACTGGTATATTTGCCTGAGTCTTACTCCAGCTAAAACTTTTCAACAATCAACTATGAACCTTTCGTGTATTATAGACTACGTGTGAGGTTAAAATGGAAGATAGTGGGTGGATGGAGTATCGAAAATTAGTTTTAAACGAGCTTCAGCGCTCTAATGATCGCCTTACTCGTATAGAAAACGACATAGGTGAAATAAAGGAAAAGCTTGCGGTTCTTCAGACAAAAGTTTATTTTACATCAAGCACGCTTGCGTTTTTGATCTCAACAGTAGTAGCATTTTTTACAACGACAATGAAAGCATAAAATGGAATACAGATCTTTAAACAAACTGAAGTTTGTAATATCCCAATCAGCACCGACACAGGTTACACCATCACCAACTGGCCCAATTACCCCACCAGTAATTAGACCTTATCTTCCAGGGGTGAATCTTTGTGGTTCTCCAGACGCAAATAAAGAGTCTTGCTCTGCTTGTGACGAACTTGCTGGAATAACAGCCTCTCTTGGAAATATATCAGACACCGTTATAAGAGATCGGCTAAGAAAGGCAAAAGAAGCTCTTGGTGATATGTGTGCGCTTATTGGGGGCTGCTCAACATCACAAGCTGGAAATATAGCGCCATATCAAGACGGCACAGCGTGTTTGTGTTCTGCATTTATGGCACTTATTGCGTCTTTCAAGGGGACTTTTAATGCCGCTTTGCTTCAAAACCAATGGAATGACAAATCAAGAAGAGCATTGACTGACGTGCTTAAAAATCAAGAAGAGATAGCTGTAAGGGCTATAAGAGAATGCTATCGACGTTATAGAATTTCAGATAACAAGACATCAAGAGATAAGATATTAGAAATAATCAACACATACGTTGTTTAATCTCCACAACCAGCAAATGTGCTTGAAATTATATTTTTACAAATTGTCTCAATAACAAAAGCTTCCGATACGGTTATTCGGTGACCAGCCCAAAAACGCTGGTCTCCTTTTTTTGAGCTTACCTCAAAAGCAAATCCGTCGTCAAGCTTATAAAGCTTCAGTATAACATTGCCGCTTTTATTTTGATGAAAGAAGCCCTTGCCCTTTCCAGACTCGTCTGCAGCCCCAAGAAACGCCTTTCTCCCTGAAATAACACAAGCAATTTCAGCAGCCTCTTCTATATCAAGCTTTACTGTTTCCGAATCCTCTTTCCATGAAAAACGATTGTTGCCCTCACCGTCTTTTTGTGCTTCTTGCTTCGCAACAGTCAGAAAAAAGTTGCATGTCTTGTGATTCCACTCCCACGAAGACGCACACCCCTTTGTGTGATCTTTAGTGTTTGGTTTATAGATACGATAAGATGAGTTGTATTGCATTAGAAAATTACCTCGCCCTTGATTTGATCCGGAACGGTCTGACCGCCATTTTCAGGACCTCTGCTAAAGCCGTTTAGAACATTGATTACTTCGTGTGATTCCTTGTAAGTCAAAGCGTGAATGCTTTCAGCTGAAAGGCCACAGAACTTTATTAGCTTATTCTGATCGATTCCCATTCGGTTGCACATTGTGTTAATCGCAATTTTCGCGCTATCAGAAATTGGCTTATTGTCATCAATCATCATGGGGTCCATCTCGTCCTTTGATGCGCTTTGATTTACTTCCTCAAGAGTATAAACCTTTACTAGACCAATCGCCTTGCGTAGGGCGCGAGCTTCAGCCTTCGTTGCGGCTGTGGCAACAGCAGCATTGCAGTAGGGGAATGGTGTGTTGTCTGGATTTACGTCAAATACGTCACTTACGTACTCTGAATTAAAACCAACAACACCGTGTCTACGGAATGTAATAGAGCATCTGACTGTCGCTGTTCTATCCGATATAGTTGGTGACTTGAGAACCTCAACATCAACAGATGTAATTTTACCTACGAGCTTCTTAAAAATCCTCCGAAGCCCATCACACGTTGGCATTCCGTCTTTGCATTCTCTTTCTGTGAGTTGAGACATCACAAAATCAGACCACTTTGGATCTGTGTCATCAATTACACCAGATTCTGTCTTTAGCTCCTCTGGAACTTTTGTTGGCTCCGCTTCAGCTAGCATGTCCTCAAGATCAGGAATTGGCAAATCAGAAATCAGAACCTCGGCCTTACCAAGCTCAACCAGTTTTTTAATTAGTGCTTTTTTGCTCTTTCGTGGCATATTGTGCTATCCTTATGTAGTCCTCTGCAGATTGTGGGAGTATGATGGCTGCTTTTCCATAAGAACCGCCGTATCTTGAATCAAATACATTTTTGATGTATTCGTTTGGGAAAGCAACTAGATCAGCCCGACCAAAATTGGCAGTATTATTAGACCAATCTTCAATATCCATTACCATAGCAATAACTGGCTTTGCTAGATTTACGCTTGAAGTAACAGCTGAAAAAGCTTGGGCAGAAAAGCAAAGAGTTGGGCCATATATTGAAGAGATATAAGAAGCCGAAAAAACAGGAAAAGAAGGAACCGATATTGTGGCTGTGTCACCAAGAGTAAATAAATTAAAAGAAACTCTTTTTGATGTAAACTCTGAAATAAATTTATTTATCTCGTAATATTTTTGTGTCATGCAGCCATCAATAACAAAGTTTAGATTTGCCCGCTTGTAGAGCGAACCTATAAAAAATGTGTCATCTATACAGTTTTCATTCATTACTGCTGTCATTTTATCTCCTAAGCATCATGTACTCTCTAGAAATGTCTTCATTGCTAGATACGATTGTTTTATTTTGTCCGTGGACGTAGTACGTAAACAGAGGCATTGGAATCCGCAAACACATGTAATTTGCGGCAGATATCCGCATCCAAAAATCGTAATCCTCTATTATTTTTATAGACTCGTTAAGGTAACCAACTGTGGAGAGGACCTCTCGTTTAATGAACGAATTTGTTGAAACTATGCAGTCCCGCTTTAAGATTTGCGGATCAAAATCTCTTTTTGCGGAGTAGAAAAGTTTTGATCCGTGAACCTCAAAATAATCAGAGTACACAAGACCAACCTCTGAACCAAATTCAAGATACTTGATGCTCATAGCCGTCTTTTCAGGAGAGTACTCATCATCAGCATCTAGAAATCCTATGTATTCACCAGTTGAGTTTACAAGACCAGCATTTCGTGCGCTTGCCGTACCACCGTTCTTCTTTTTTACTAGCTTTATATTATGGGATTTATTTTTGGATATAATGTCCTGGGCTATAAGCAATGAGTTGTCTTTGCTGCCGTCATCAACTATTATAATCTCGTATTCTGATGGGTCTAGTGTTTGTTTTATCGCGCTCTCTACAGAACGCCATAAAAAATGACCCTGGTTGTAATTGGGTATTATTATCGAGCACTTCATACGAATTCTAGCCTTTCTTTTTCACGATTAAAAAGCTCGTCTTCGCTTATATCCTCGTACCTATAAATGTTAAAAGCGCCGTATTGAGAAAAACCGTCGTCTTCTGATCTGTATAGCACTGGCTTTGTGTTTTTTAAGGCAGCAGAGATAAGATCTGAAATTTTGTGCGAGTATTTTTCGTTTGACCAAACGCAATAATCAAACCCAGCCTTTTTGTAAGGCATTTTTTGATTTTTCAAATAATCATTCCAAATTAAGAATATGCTAGATTCAAGCCGCTCTTTTTCAGAAAGCATTTTTGTGTCTTCAAAGAAAGACTCAAGTATCTTTACGAATCTTACATTTTGTAGGCTTCCGTAGATTGATCTCTTGCAGTTTAGCTCGTCACCAGATATGCCAATGTCAACAAAAATGTATTGGTAATCAGGGTTTATTTCTAGCTCATTTTTGCATTCAGAAGCCGTTCCAAAGAATAATGGCCCGTTTCTGTTTTCCATCAAAAATATGCAAATTACTGGCTTCATTGCTTTTTCGCCTCTACGTTTAATACCCACTGATGTGGCCCATACCATGTTTTCGTTGGTTTAAAACCAGCAGACGAGAGTGCTTGTGTAAATGAATGTCTATCAAAAAACACAAAATAGCCACTAACCATAGAGTTAAACATTTCTGAGTCTATTACTTCAGATGATAGGGCGTTTGCAAGCGCATCAATGTCTATGCATTTTGCTTTTAAGGTACATGAGCTTGATGAAAAATTAGCCCAAGACTTTAAAATTTCAGCGTATCCAGCCTTGCTTTTTTCTAGAGCGCCTGGGTGACAAATAATTTCCTGTATAGATTCTGTTCCGCTTACGCTGTTTATTACGTAGTCTTCAACAACGTGATCTGTTTTAAAAGAACCATTTTTTTCAAGATTAACGTAGCCATCAAGATAGTTTTCGTTGTGATTAATATTTATTTTCATATTGTTTCGCCAATTCTAATTGAATAAGCCCTGTCAAAAATTTCATTCCAAGAGCTGATAAAGTCTTTTATATTGTAGTCTTGAACAATTCTATTGCGACAATGAGAGCCGATCTTATTGGCATATTCTTTACTGTTACAAATACGAACAATTTGATCGGCTATTTTGTCAATATCATTGGTGCAAATTTCATCGTTGCGCATTATGTTTGGTATTTCTTGCTTAGCTGTTGAGACGCATGGGGCACCACACGACATTGCCTCCATCAAAGACATTGGCACAGGAGAAAGTCTAGAGGTGTTAATATAGCAAGCACATTTATTTATTGAAGAAATAAGAGACTTTTCGTTTGCAATTGGTTGACTTATACCCGGATTTTCACCGATCAGCGCAAACTTTATTGACGGATCGATTTGAAAAACTTTTTCTTTTACTGATAGCCACTCGGTGAATCCGCAAAACTGATCTCGTGACTCAAGACCGTTTACTATGTACAGAACATACTTAACTTCACCATCAGATGGGCCAGACCACCCAATAAAATCATCCGTTCTTATGCCGTGCTTAACAACACTAGAGTTATCAATTCCCCATGATTTTCTATTATGCTCTGTTATAAAGACATTTATGTCGGCCTTAAAGGACTTCATGTAATCAAGTTGTTCTTTTGGCCAATTGTTTAATTGTGGCTCTATGTGCTCAAGATGTATTATTGGCAAGCGAAGGCTTTTAGAAACCTCTTGAGCAAACTGTATTTGGCCAAAACGCTCTTGCGATAAAATAAAATCAATGTCGTATTCAGTATCTGTTATTGAATTGTATACGTGTGTGTTTTTTGGGAGTGGTTTATATTTTGTCTCCCATATTTTTGAGTTACCGCCGCGATTAAAGAGCAAAAATTCGTGCCTAGTCTCAGCAAGGTTTGTTTGATAAGATTCGTGTGTTGGAAAAGTCAAAATACGATACTTTTCCTTTTTAGGCAAATTTACCCGATTGAGTATTGATACTATTGGATTCATTTTTATCTCAGCATTGATACTATCTTTGGACCAACCACTTCATACGAAAAGGTATTGTGCATGTGTCTTACGTTTTCTTTTGCGATTTTTTCGTAGTGCCCATTTGCAGCCCTTCTCATCTTGAACATCATTTCGGAAAGAGATCCCTCCATCCATTCCCCTCTGTGAGAATACAGCCCTGGAACTATCGCACCCTTTGACATGGCAAAAACCGGCTTGCTTATCATATCCTTCACTGTTGGCTCGTAGTCTGCAGGAAACATTCTTTTTATACCATTGAAGTGAGTTGCTATTACTGGTTTGCCCATTGCTGCTGCATCAAAAGCTGGAATGCACTCGCCCTCTCCACGAGAAGCACTGACAAAGCAATCACAGCTGCCGTGAATAGCAGCTAATTCATTTTCAGGCAAAACATCAGTGATAAGGTATATTTTAGGGTGCAATCTTTCTGGTCTTTTAATTTCAGACTTTAGAGATTCTATAGACGCCTTTACTGCGTCTAGTGATTCCGATGGATTTTTACCGTCAATATATGTTTTTATAACAAGAGAAACGTTATCTCTAGATGTAAACTCAGACAAAAACGCCGCAATTGTACCAGAAATATTCTTCCTGTACGAGTAATCTGAGATAGTGTAAAACTTATACGTGTCTTGTATTTCTTCTGGAAGATCTAGCTTTTGGTTACACCAACTATTATATTTTGAAAAATCAGCTGGTCTTGTTACCATACCAATCGGAGCAGTAACACCAGAATCTACAGCAGCCTCAATTTGCTCTGGCGTAGTCATCCATATCTCGTCCATCAAATTGCAAGAGTACTGCCAGCCAGAGTCAGAAAACGAAGAAGTTTCCCAATAAAAAAGACCGATGTTTTTTACGCCTTCAGTTCTAACAAATGTGTTTGGAATCGTTTGCTGAATTACAACATCCACGCCATCAAGCGAGCCACCCTCTTTTATTTGGGCGTCAATAAAGTTTGGTCTTTGATTTAAACTAAACCAAATTGGTGTTACGTCTACTCCTTGACCCTGTAGGCACTTAATAAAATCTCTAGACGAGTTTCCATAACCGGTGCCATCACGGTAAACAGATATGTATGCTACTCTCATATTAATTTCACATTCCCTTTATTTTGGACTGCGCTCTTTTTATTAACATTGCTGAAATATCGATTTTGCTCGAAATTGTTCCTTTCAAACACTTCCTTATTTGCAATGTTGTTTAGTTTCTCAAGATTTATGTCGTTTCCAGTGAAAGCGGAGTTGTTGTTCATAACATCGGATATTGCCGCCATTTGAAACGGTGTCCCCTGCATACACCCCCTAGTGAATGCGTGAGAAGCTATAGAACAAGCATTAAAGGCATCATAAGATCCATTACTCTGCAGATTAATGTAGCTAGAAATATTCGGCGGGGCAAACCATCTAAACGGATTTTTTGCTGGTATGGACGAGAATATATCGTCCCATTTTTTAGCAAAACCATCACTTGAGTGATAATGCTCAGCCGTTTCTCTAGCAAGAGATCGCATCAGCATTCTTTTTTCTTCTCCCTCTTGCAGGAAGCTAGTCAATATTTCCTCCAAGTGCTTATCGTCTGGAACGCCACGAATCTGACTAGTCTCTCTGACAGACTCTTGCTTCCAACCAGCCATTCTTACCTGTCCGTATCCACCGCCAAGTCTAGCTAGCTCATACGGAGCTGCGTAATCCACAGAAACTACTGGGACACCACAAGCCTTTGCTTCAATTATTGGAATCTCAAGTGCGCCAGCTACGCTATACTGAATATATAGATCAGCAAGGTTGTAGATTTTTGCAAGCTCCTCTCTTGTTGATCCGTTAGATGTATTTGCCATTGCGCAGGCTTTGGCTCTGCACTTTGGGCAATACTTTCTATCTCCAGAATAAAAACCAGGAGTGGACTGCTTGCACGTCTGGCAATAATAAGTAACTATTACTCTATTACCAACACCGTATCTGATTATCTCTTTTGGGATATCAAATCCGCAATCTGGGTTTCCTGTGTGCAGATATAGATAGGTCTTATCAGCGATATCTCCAAGCCCAAGCTTGTACAAATTATCAAGCGCATTTGCGAAAGCGCTCATAATATTTGGAAAGAGCTTTCTTGGCTGATTTCTCATTACGGTCATTATGATATTTGCGTCTTTTGGTATTCCGTACTCTTCTCTAATCTTTACTTTATCCATAGGCTTGAAGACATCTATGTCAACGCCTGGCATAGTATCTATTTGAGATACGTTTAGCTTTCCGCCACCGTATTTTCTAAGAACATTAAGCCCCCATTGCGTATATGATGTTAGCAAATCAACAGTTGAAAATGTTGATAGCCATTCATCTCTTGGTGGCTCTGAGTCAACACACGCTGACCATATGTAAGTATAATACGGTCTTGACGGCGATTTTGTTATAAACTCATCATGCCAGTAATCCCGATAGGAAAAAACAATATCTGGCTTAAAATGATTTACCGCACTTTCAAATCTTAACGAGCCGAACTGCGAGGTTTGATATTCGCGATGGAATCTTTCCATCTCGTCTTTTTTCGACTGCGATGGTATTACTGGATAAACCTTCCAAGGCAACTGATTTATTCTTGGATCGTCATCTGAAACATAAGATGCCAGCTCCGCAACCTCGTACTTTCCGCTCTTGTGAAGTCTTGAAAGGACGTCATATGCCATAACAGAAAAGCCTGTGTTTAGCAGGCTAAATTCACTAACTAGCAGAATTCTTTTTTTATCGCTCACCTGTAGTAAACCCTTTAAACTTTCCTAAGTTTTTAGTGCTGGCCTTCGATGAAAGGTTAAGCTCTTTTTCAATTTCTTCAGCAAGTAAATCAAGCTGGCCAGGGGCTTTGAGTAAACCCCTGGCCTGCAAGATCTCAAGAATTTTGACAATCTTAATTGAAGACATTAGAATGGGATGTCCTGAAGATCAGACTGCTTTTGAGTAGACTTTTTTGTGATCTTTTGCGATGGCTTTGATTCGCTTTGCTGTGAATCGCCCGAGCCTCGCTTTGAAAGAAACTCAAAGTCTTCAATGCTAACAAGGATCTTGCTTCTCTTTTCGCCATCCTTGTTTTCCCAGTTTTCTTGCTTTAGATGTCCCTCTACAAGAATCGGGTCCGACTTCTTTAGATACTCGGAAATTACACCAGCTCTAGAACCCCACATCTCACAATCAATGTATGTGGTTTCTTCCTTCTTTTCACCAGACTTCGTGGTGTAGCGGCGATTAATTGCCATTCTGAATCGAACAACACTGTTGTTATCGCCAATTTCCTTTAGCTCGGGATCACTAACCAAGTTACCTACCAAAACGACTTTGTTAAAATTTGACATGTTGTACCTGTGCCTTATTGTAGTTATCTAACTCTGTTTTCAATATAAAATTAACTTATTTCTGTTAAAGACTCTACTGACCATCCGCTTCCAGTTCCTCTTATGGTAAACTCATATTTGCCGTCCTTTCTAATTTTTGATTTGTGTTTTGCGTATGCATTTGGGAAAATAACGATTCTTATGCTGCCACTTGAGTCAGTAATGTTTATTTGACACATTTCCTGGCCAGGATTTTCACCCTTCTTCGTGACTGTAAACGTTGTGTCTACAATTGATGCAATAACCCTTTTTGTGATACCTTTGTTGTTTCGCAGCATCCTGTGGCAATCCTTGCATGTAAAGTCAGCTATATCTTTGTACTCATCTACTGCGCTGCAAGTCATTGCAATAGACAAAAGTTCTTGTTCACTAGAGGCCTTCCAGTCAGTTGTGTCCTTTGCGTTTTCATCTATTGCATCAGCCTCAGATTTGACTATTGGCTTTCTCTTTTTAGTACTAATAGTCTCAGAACACTCAATCATTTTTTGCTTAATTAATGATACCGAGTTGTTCGGTTCATTTTTACAAATTTCGTCCACAACGTACTTAACCTCTCTTGGTGTTAGTTCGTTCATGGCACCAACGACATCAAGCATTGTTTTTCTTCCAATTCCATACAAATCACAAGCCCCACTTTTTATTAGGGATTCTACACCAAGAGATCGCAAAGAATCCTTTTCCCTATAGGCAAGGTTTATGAATTCAGAAAAGTGCTTTGGTCTATTCGTCTTTATTGTTTCCCAGTCCTTCTCTCCAAACTGCTTGATGTGGCTAAGACCAAATATAATACTCTTTGAGTTATTATCGTTGACAATTTTAAAGTCTTTTGACGACTCCGTGATTGTTGGTGGAAGTATTTTTATACCACAAAGCTTCGCCTCATTAATCATATCGTGAAGCTCTTCTCTTGATTTTTGTCTAGCCTTGGAGTATGTTAGGTATGTGCAATAAAACTCATGCGGAAAGTTCGCCTTCATATACGCAGTTCTGTAAGACCACACTGCATATTTTTTCGCGTGAGCATCATTAAAGGCGTATCTTCCAGCGCTTTCAATCATTGAAAACAGCTGCTCTGCCAAGTCTTTTGACTTTCCATTTTTTACACAGCCAGAAACAAACTTTTCACGAAGATCACTGATTACTTTATAATCCTTCTTTCCAATGCCCTTTCTTAGCTTATCAACAATAACTAGACGGTCAATATAAGGCATTTCCTTCCATGCGATCTCGCCACCAAATTTCATTAGCTGTTCCTGATAAATGAGAACTCCGCTTGTTGGCTGCAGAATACGGTCAACGTCCTCATCTCCAAACTTGTGGGCGACATCAAGCCCGTTCTTTACTCTCGCGTATTTTTCAGTCATTCCAGACTCAAGACACGCCGGTCTAATAAGTGCAAGAACCGCGCTAAGTTCATTTATGTTTTTAGGCTTTATCTTGGAGGCCCACTGCTTTCCAAGCTCGCTTTCGAGTTGAAAAACACCGCCAGTGTTTCCACTTTGAATTAAGCGCCATGTTTTGTCGTTTTTAAAATTTACTTCTTCGATGTTGAACATACTTTACTCAGCTGTTATCTTGATCTTAGGACGTATCTTAAAGTTCATAAACGACATATACCGTTTAAACATTTCCGCCGTAATCTTCACGTCCTCAAGTGCGTCGTGAGTCTCAGATGTCCTTTTCATACCAAGTAAACCAGCGTAAGTGTCTAGTCTGTTATTTTTAAGGTTATCCCTGCCAAAAATAGAAAACATCATGGGCATCATATCGAGTTTTATGTTTGACCACGGGCAATCATTTTTGCCATTAATTATCTTGTATTTGCGCATCCAGTATTCAACAAATCTATCGTCAAAATTACAATTGTTATAACCAACAATTATGGGGTATTCCCATGGATTTTCAGAAGGATTTGATATAGAGAGATACTCTTTAAACTTTCTAAGAGCAGTCTTTGGATGCATTCCATCGGTTTGCGCTTTTGTCCAAAGATCTTGGCCAATTACTTGTATTGCTTTGGCATCAGCCTTTTCAGGACTTTGTGGTTGAACGGTAATGCAAAATTCTGGAATTGTTTTTGATATTTCGTAATCCGAGTAATTAAGTGTTACTGCAGCTATTTGAACTATCTCGGCACCGTTTTCATAATCTAGACCAGTGGTTTCAATATCGTAAACAACGAAATTCCTCTTGTTCATGTAGGATTGTAGTGTTCGTGTATTTAATTTTATGGATCAAATGCGGTTGGGCATAATAAAACACATTAACGCGGCAGCTGCGGATTTTCCTACGCGTTTTGATGAGCCAAGTGTGCCAATAGAGGGAACACCAACCCACTCTTTGTCAGCACCATCAAAATTTGATACGTGGATGTCGGATATACTTGATTCAATAATTCGAAGGTTTGGTGGTATAAATGATGCAATCGTTTATTTTTTGATGTACCACCTTGGATTTACACGACCATTGGCAGAAATGCTTGTTGTGCATCTTACGCTTGTTGAAAACATCTTGTGGGATCTGTCTGTATGGTTTTATTTGGGAAGACAAACAGATGTAGTCTCAGAGATTGTCAGGTCAATAATATGGAGTTTTGTAAATGCTCTTAATCTTCCACTTGGGTCTGACGCAGAGCAGCTTGTTGTAAGAGTCGCAATTTCTATACAAGATGGCCTAACAGAAAACTTATGGACACCAACTGTTGTTGGAGAGGTTTGTGCTGCTTTACAACGAGGATGGACTTTGCAGCAGATACTAAGCTGGATGCAGCATCTAAGCCGTGGTGGTACTTACTATCACTGGCCTGACACTTGGTTAGAAGCTGAATACGAAATACGGGAAAGAGAAGAAGAAGACAGAGAAAACAGCGAGGCGGGGCTAGAAAATGAGTAAACTAGAAAGATTAATTAAAAAACACATTATGTTGTTTGCGCGGCAAGACACGCAAATTGCGCCAGGTACAAAATCACCAACTAGTCTTTCGTGCAACTGCTGCATAGAAGGCACAAATCAACTAAGTATAACTAAAATATGTGAGGCTGTTAAACAACTGTCTGGATCTGTTGGAAGCCCTGGATCTAATCAGTGCGCAAAAGACATTAAAAGGAATAATAACAACCCTTGCTCAACAAAAAAGTTTACGAAGGGTGACATAATAATTGCAAAATGCCAATCGTATGCAAACTCTGTGGTTGCAGCATTGCCACAAAACGCAACCCCAGCGCAAAGAGCAGAAGCCTCAAGAAAAGCCGAATGCGACTGTTTGAACAATGCTATTTCAGGCACGCCAAGTGTAAACAATTTAGGCTTCAGTCAAGCCGTAATGGGCCAGCAAATTTTAGATTTTTATACAGACGGATGCTCTTATACTTGGATTAGTACCGTGTGTGGAGAGAGACAAAAGGTTATCGATAGAAAAGGCTTACAGCATCTTATGTGCTGATGTGTGAAAAAGCCACCTCTATTTCTTTCGGCACACAATTAAACCGCCCCTTTAGGGACGGTTTTACTTTATTTATGAGCGATCTTTTTCTCTCAAAAGAATCACCAATCCACTTACCAGTATTACAAAGAACCCAGTATTTGTAGAGGGTTATTGCCGCAGATCTTTTGTAATTTTCAACATTTATCGGCAGTCCAAATTTTCTTATAGTTTTAACGGCTCGCCTTTCGCAGTCAAGCTCGCAGGCAATAGTTTTTTTAGTGTAGACACGGCGTAAACGCTTGTTGTAGTTTGCTTCGCCGTTTTCAAGAAGGGAAAGCTTGTAAGTTGCGTCCTCACCGCCTTTAAGAAACGTGTTCGTGTAAGCCGGAGATCGCTCTATCCACTGCATCATGTGGCAGTACTCGTGCACAAGAAACCCAAGCCATTCGTGAAGCGGCCTGTCGCCCCTGGCAACCACTATGGTTTTTTCGTTATCAGAATCTAAAAAGTATCCACAGCAAAGGGTGTTACCAGCAGGCTCCCTGACGTTGTTGCTATTTTTTATTTTTACAACTACTCCGTGCTCTTTTGCCACAGCCTTAACGTGAGCGATAAAATCTTTAACCCTGCTTTCATTGCTCCCCATATGCTATAATACACTTAGACGGATCTTGTAGATCTGTAAAGTGCTCAGCGGTAATTTCGTGTATATTTAATGTAATGCCAAGAATAAAGACAAAAAACTCCACAACATCTACGTCAACGCCAACAAGCGGATCGTTGCTGCAGGGCGAGCTTGCGGTAAACATAACAGACAAAAGACTTTTTGTTGGTAATGCATCGGGAAATCCAGTAGAAATCACAAACCAGGGCGTTACCGCTGTATACGGCTCAACAAGCGGTATTTACGTTACGCAAGCAACAGGATCAACAACAATAGGACTTGATCCAGACATTTACGTAAGCGGATCGATGCACGTTAGTGGCGTATTAACTGATACTACTTCAGCATTAAACATTTTTGCATCAGAAGATCCAACAACTTCGTGGAGTCATTGGATAAACGCAAAAACATACAATGGTCTTTATTCAGAAGTTGCTGGAACAGACGGCGGTGACTTGGTCTTTAGAACAGACTCAAACACCATAAGAATTGAGCCTACTGGATCTCTTGCTGTTACTCTTGATACACTTGCTGCTTCGACAGGATACCTTTACCCAACGCCAAATGATGTTCGTATCGGAAACAGCAACACAACCACAACCTTCCCTGGAAACGTAACAATCACAAAGGCGCTAACTGTAGACCACATTACAGGTGACATGGACGGCGCTGTTTTAAAAGCATGCAAAAACACAGACTCAGTAACGCTACGTAAAGGTGATCCAGTTTTCATATCAGGAAACGTTGGGGCTAGTGATGTTATTGAAATTCAGCTTGCTCGTGCTGATACCACTGCAAAAATGCCAGCGGTTGGGTTGTGTGCCCAGTCTTTGGCCGTAAACGCAACTGGTTATATCGTAATAGTTGGTGTTTTAAGTGATACTGACACATCGGCGTTTACTGTTGGTAATAGCGTTTACGTTAATTCAACTGGATGGGTAACAAATGTCAGACCGACTGGCGCAAGCATTTTGGTGCAAAACATTGGTCGTGTTGGAAGAGTTAACTCAAACAATGGGCAAATCATAGTACTTGGTCCAGGCAGAACAAACGATGTTCCAAACAACATTTTGGCGTCTGGAACACTCACTCTAGGAACCCCTGACATAATTACGCCTCTTGCTGGTACTGCAAGCGTTTTTGATACTAACATAGTAACAGCAAACGCATTTACGTCAGCGAGTAACGTTAACATTGCAACAGGAAATATTTTTGATCCGCAGCAGAAAATAATTAAAATAGGAACAACTGCTGGGGGTGATGGAACTGTTACAATAAGCCTGGGTTCTTCCTCTGCTGGAACAACCACAATAAACAGTCCATCAACTGTTTTGGGGGGAGACATTGCTGTAAACGGTGGTGATATAACAACGTCAAACTCTTCAGCTACAATTTTTAATACAACAGCTGCCCGTGTTAATATTGGCGGTGGCGCTAGTGGTGTACAGATTGGGCATCCAACTGGAACCGTTGTGATGGGCAACATTGCAGCGAACAGCGGAACCATTTCAACAACCGCTACAAGTGCAAACATATTTAACACTACAGCTGCCCGTGTTAATATTGGCGGTGGTGCAAGCGGTGTGCAGATCGGTCATCCGACTGGCGTCGTCACAGTTGGTGATATCGCGGTTAATGATGGAACTATAACAACAACCGCGGCATCTGTAACTGTATTTAATACAACAGCCACTACACTTTCAATGGGCGGGGCCGCTACAACAATGACTATTGGTGGCGCCACATCAGCAAGCACTTTAAACATTGGTACTGGCGCAAACGGAGCAGGTGTAACAAAAACAATAAACATAGGAACGGGGGCCTCTGTTGGTTCAGCAACAACAAACATAACGATAGGTCCAAGCACAGCCTCTACAGGCACAATAACAATAAACGGAAGAACAAACGTAATAGGGTCAACCGCAACAGGTATAACAATCGGTGGCCTAACACTAGACACTACTGTTGGCAGCAGCACTGGATTCATAGACATTGGAACGAATTCGATTGTTGGCGGTCATAAGATAATAAATATTGGTACAAACGGATCTTTCGGTAACAGCCAAATAACAATCGGAAACACTCTAGGTGGGCTTGTCCTTAAAGGATCTTCGGCAAGCGGAGTGATACTTGATTCCGGCCCACTAAGAGCAATAGGTCAGTCAATACTAACAAGCTCTGATGTTAGAGCGACTGGTGCGGCTATTGGCTGGTCAAGCGTTCAGTCAACTGGGCATATGCTAGCTGCAAGCGGCTACAGAATAACATCAAACGCAATAAACGCACAAACAGCAACTGGCTACACACTACAGGCATCGGACAATGGAAGAGTAATAACTTTTAACAGCGCAGCAAGCCACACGCTGCGAATACCAACTGGCCTTGACGTTGGTTTCAATGCGACAATAATTCAGCTAGGAACTGGACAGGTAACCTGCACTGGTCTTTCTGGCGCAACATTAAACTGCTACGCGTCTGGAAACAAGATAAGCGGTCAGTTTGGTGCTGCGAGTATAATTTGCTACACTACAGACACATACAATTTGGCAGGAACACTCACAGTATGATTGTTTTACCAAGCGCTAAATATTTTTCTTCGGTACCTAGTGTTGCTGAAATAGCTAGGTTTACAACACCGAAATCGAGCGGAACGTTTGGTGCTCTTAATACCGCCTACGTTTATACGACAACTGGATACGTCGCTGTAAAATGGTGGGACGGCGTTACTACGGTTTACGGAAATGGCATTCCAATCAGTATTCAGTATATTACAAAATTGGTTGCAGCACCATACAATACATCCGCCGAAAAAGAATTTTCTATGTATGCCTGCGATTCAACAGGAAAAATAATTGGCCACATAACCACAATCGGGTTTGGAAACTACACGAGATCGCAGATAAACTTTGTAGATATTTACTCTTTATCACAGCTAGGTATTTTTGCGTGCGATTCTGGGTCTGGGCTTACTTCTTATAAACACAACGGAAGAATAGGAACTCTTGCCTTAACTAATACTGGATTAACGAGTCTTGATCTATCTAATGGCTTTAGATTGATTGAATTGAACCTAGCATATAGCACTGTCCTGGCTTCAATTACAGGAGTGTCTAGTTTACGAAATATTTTAAATTTTGATTGTAGAATAACATCTGTTACATCTCTTGAGTTTTCAGCTGCTAATAATCCGTATCTCTATAATATAAATGTTAGTAACTGCGCCTCTTTAACGTCTTTACGGGCTGTTGGTTGTATTTTATACTCTGACTATTATTCAACATACAGTCTTTTCAAGGGTGGCGCGAGCCTACAATCCTGTGGACTAGGAACAGCAGCAATAGAGCAATTTTTTACAGATCTTGGAAACGGAAATGGATATATAAATATTACTTGTGCGTCGGGGGTTCCAGTAAACGATTCAATAGCAACAAACAAGGGGTATACGGTTATTGGCAACACACCGTGCTAAAAATGGGATATTTTGTAACACCAAACTACAGTCTAGCCTTTATTCCTAAATCTGGATGCTCAACACTGTCTAGGTGCGTGATAAAGGCATTTCAGCCAGAAGAAGAAGCGCTTATAACAGGCGCAGCGTACCCAAACGGAAAAACGGCTGATAACTCAATGTGGCAGAGCTTTGTAAAAAGAGAGAAGTATCCATCGAAGCCAATACTTGCTATGATACGAGACCCAATTGAAAGATTTAGATCAGCAGTCGCTCAATTTAAGCTTTCGGATGTTGATTACGTTATTGAGGCGCTTGTAAATGAATCTACAATTGTCTCTAACACAAGACGCCATCGTGAAATAAATATTTCAAAGAATCAACACTTCATGCCACAGATTCTGTGGGTTGATGTAAACACAAAGCTTTACAAGTTCCCAGAACACATAAACGAGGCCTCTGCAGAGATAGGTTTTATGCTACCATTGCCTCAAATAAACGCAGCGTCTTATCCAAAGCCAACTTTTACGGCCGAGCAGACAGCTGTTTTGGAGGAGTATTACGCAGAGGATATTGCGCTATTTGAGTCAATTGTTTCTCCTGGAATAATAACAGGGGTGATTTCGGCAAATCCAGTGAGTCTAGTTCCTCCAGTTATTCCTGATGATGAGGAGCCTTAAAATTTGTGTATAATAATACATGGGCTTAGCCAATAATAAGATCAAGAGTGCACTGAGAAAATTGCAAATAGCAATGGGGACAGAAATAACCTCGTACAAAGGTATAAAGGTTGGCGATCGCGTAAAAGACGTAAATCAGCAGTGCATGCATTACGGCAGCGTAGGGGTCGTTACTATGATTGAGGCCCTGCCAGAAAACAGCGGATACCTTATTCATTATACCGTAGAAAATGACGGACCTTCGTATGGCCCAGGAACAGTGCTCAAAAAGACAGAAGATCAATTGGAAAAACTATCATGAACGAAGAAGAAAACGATTACGATTACACACCACAGCAGCCAGAAGAGGCTAGCATTTCAGCTGGCGACATAGTTAGCTGCGGAAACAAGGACTCGGTTAACTTTGGTGTTTGGGGCGAAGTTTTAGAAATTAATTCTGGTGTTGCGTCAATTAAAATAATGAATCCAGAGTTTCCGCACAATACCGGCTGGAGCGTAACGGAGCGCGTCGAGGGTCTGGAGAAGCTATGACCGACTCGGAACTTGACGTAATTTTTGCTTCAGAGAAAGCCCAGGCAGTTGAGTATCAGGGTAAAAAAGTAACCCTAAATCAACCAAGACGAATAGGTAAGGGCGATCCTGGCTACGGGAAGAAGAAATTCTACGTTTACGTCAAGAACGATCGTGGAAATGTTGTCCGCGTAATGTTCGGTGATCCAAACATGGAAATACGTCGTGACGACCCAAAAAGAAGAAAAAATTACAGATCACGTCACGGGTGCAGTAATCCTGGTCCAAAATGGAAGGCTAACTACTGGTCTTGTAAGATGTGGGAAGCTAAGAAGTCTGTTACTGACTACACAAGCAGCTCAGTAATTTCTTCTTTTATTAAAGCAATAAACGAAGCTTCTATTTAGGCTTCCATCCCGCCACCAGCATCTTGCGGGGGATCTTGATTTAGCCAAGCCAATAGGGCCATAAGTATAACTCCAGTAGCTCCAGATGCAATTCCGACTGGAAGTCCAACGCCGCTAAGTGCAGCAGCGAGACCGAATAACACAGCAGCACTAGCGATTACCCAAAGCACAGTTCTATTTGTTTCTGCCCACGCTGCTATTTCTGCCGCAATACTAGGACTTGAGCCGGGCTGATTTAAAGCCCAAAGATAAACGGCTGCTACTGTTGCCGCAGAGGTTCCGTAGTTTACTAGCCATCTCAGGGCGTCGTCCTGATTTTTTTGCATAATGTATTTGCCAATCAAGTCCTCAATGGTTATAGCCATACCGTCTGAGATTCTTCTAAGCTCGGCAACAAACTCTGGATTTTCCAAAACTCCATCTCTGCAGTTTTTAGGTAATGATTGAAATATTTGCCGTAGAGCCTCTGCTGCCGCAGCAAACTCATTTTGGCCAGCCGCTTCATTTAATTTTTTCATCGCTGCGCTTAAAGACTCAAGAACTCCAGCTAGTCTTCTTTTGCAGAACGGATCAAGGTATTTCCAAAGAGATCTCAATGCCCAAACTAGAATTGGGGCAAGCGAAAGCCCAGTAATCCATTTTTCCCAGGCTATTTCGGTTTCTTTATCTGGTTTTTCTGCTGGTTCGCTAACAGGACCTATGTCTTCAAATGTTTGGGTCTGGCCTGGCGCTAAAACAGTATCGCCTCTTTTTGCTGCGACTTTTGCTATGTAATTAAAAAGCTTTACGTCTTTACTGTTCATGTGGCTGGCAATACTTGTCTAGCTATTTGCTGAATTATTTCATTTATTCTCTGAATAGCTGCTGAACTCAAACCAGCGCCAGCAGCAGCAGTAGATATTATCCCGCTAGCTGTGGAGCTAAGCCAAGCAGCAATACCAGCTAAAGTGCCACCAGCTAAGAAAAACGCACTGAGACCAATAAAAACTGCGGTTAGAACACCAACAATTACAGTATAACCAACGCCATACTCTGCTACAAAACCCTGACCAAGCACTTCTGCAGCCAGAACATACGCTGCCTCTCCTGCTCCAGCACCAAATTGATAGACAGCTGCTGCAATCGCAGCACCAAATGCATACAAATCCCCATTGTTTAAAAACGAATCCCAGAAACGCTTAATTGCTTCAAGTAGCTCTTTTGGTAGATTCGGGAACTTTGATACAAATGTGGCGTACATTAGATCTTTTATGAATTTGTCTAGGGTTCCATCAGCAATGCATCTTCTTAATTGCCGCTTAACGTCCTCAATATTTGGATCAGAAGAATAAAGATTGTCTACTGCCCTATTTAAAGTGTCTCTGTAGTTTGATGATTGCCATTTTTGCCAAAGCTCTCTAGCCTTCATCAAGGTATCACCAGTAGATGGATCTCTGCTTAAGTAGCTTCCTATGGTGCCACCAAAAACGCCTTGAACCATTCCGTTTAGTAGTTGAAGGAAAGGACCTTTGAGATATCTACCGAAAAGCTTAAGGCATTCTTTGTTCTTTCCTAGATATTCTAAAACTTTGTCAACGATCTTATTTAAGCCAGCAAATACTCCCATTCCGCCCAAAATACTGATGGCCCACCAGTCTGATTCGCCAAGACCTAAAAAAGAACCACCTTCCTTAGCCTCGCCAGGAACACCAGTGGCTAGTTGAGTCTGGTCCTCTATTGCTAAAGCAATTTGATTAAGCGTTTTTATAAAACGAAAGTTTTCCATATAGCGTAATACACGCTAATCTTTTAGTGTGAAAAACTTTTTCTTGTGATGCGCAAGCTTTGCGTACTTTAATACATCAATAACACTGTCTATTTCTTCAATAGAAGATAGGAAAACAGAGCTGCTATCAGACTTAAGCTCTATGCTGTATTCTCTTTCAATTATTTCAATTCCGCGAACTTTATGACGTGCTTTTACGGTTCCAAAGTTATTGAAATTCATTTTTTTCTCTAGGGTCGCAGTTAATCTCAACCCCATCAACCTTTGTAAATGTCTTTGCGTAATCTATGGCTCTAGTCCAAAGCTCGTAGTCCATCTCTTTAGTGTATTCGGCAAACTTAAGACCAAATATTATCATAGCCTTTGCAAGCCTTGGGTCCATATCGCGCATGTCTATATCATCCATTTTAATTAAGTATCCATGTTTGAGGTCTATTATTCCATAGACCAGTATTTAATTGCGAATATCCTAAGTCTTTCATCGCCCTTGAAAAAAAAGAACCCATCGATGTTGATTTTATTTTAACATTGTTTCTTTTGTAAACATCAAAGTGACCAATTGCTTTTGCGGTAAAGGCGTTTGCGATAATCATTCTTTTTGGTTTAATTGCTTTAAATATATCGTTAAGATGATCAATTGGGTCTTCGAAGTGCTCAAAATACTCAGAAGCAAACGCAACATCTACATTGGTGGCTATATCTGCAGCGCTTTCAACAAGACCGAAATCATATTCATTTGATAAAAAGCTAGCTACCCTCCATTGATCTGATGCTATGATATTTGTTCCAATCACAGAAGCGTCTGGAAAGGCTTGTTTAAAGGCTGCGCTTGTTATACCAATCCCATTGCCAAGATCAGCTATAATAGAGCCTTTGTTGATCTCGCCAAAAATTCCTCTAGGTATACAAACTGTTGGACTCGCAATTTCTTTTATGTACTTTCTTGAGTACACTAACCAACAAGCCCAAACCTCACTTAAATACTCTTTTTTGCTGTATATCTCATACGCAGGACTACCGCTAGATAAGCAATCGTACCAATCTAGCATAAGAACCTCTAGCTCTTTTGACTTATTTCTTTTGTCCTTTGGGTTTTTAAGATGATCAATAGTTTGCTTTGCAATTTTTAAAAGATGGTCTGTGTCATCTATGCCAGAGCATTCTAGGATGCTCCTAAAAAACATTAGACCCTGTGAAGATGTCATATTCCAAAGCTTATAGCTAGGTTTAGAAAAAGAACATGCGTTTGTTTTTCTCTCAATATTGTTTTGAGTGGTCTTCATGTTGTCCTTAAAAAGCCCATCAGAACAGTTACGAACTGATGGGCAACTACGCGTAACTCAGACGGGCCTAAGATGCCCGAATAGCGTAATCACCTATATATACACTTAATCGTAGTACGAGTAAGAAAACTCCCCAAACTCAATTTCATCAAGCTTAAAATTAACCATACGTTGTATTTGAAAAACTTTTTCTAGTGCGGTTACGCCAAGTATATCAAATTTAACGCCTCCTAAATATTCTATGTCGGCACCTTCTACATCTATCACCATAGCATCAAGTTTTTCAGAGTACACCATTGGAAACAGATTACTAAGTGGCTGATCAGCAATAATGATTCCAGCGGCGTGTACGCTCTCATTTCTAGGCACTTCTTCTATTCTTAAAGCATAGTCAAAGGCCTCCTTGAACTGCTCGTAATATTCAGCAATTGATTTAATATTGTCTATGTTCCATCGGATAATTCCGTAAGACGGGTCTTCTTTCTGCATTTCTACAAGATCGTCTGAGATCTTTGCTTCTTCAGCAAACTTTTTTGTGATTTGATTTGAAACATCAAAATAATCTGGTGTCGGTTTTAAAAGCTTAAATACCTCTTTTATTGCGCCACGGCCTTTAAATCTTGAGTGAGTAATAATGTGACCAACACAATCACTTCCGTATTTTTTGCTAATATACCCAATAAGTGACTCTCTGAAAGATGGTGGCACATCCATATCGATATCTGGTAAGGAAACGTTTTCTTTTGTGTTTCTGCCTTCATTGTAAAATCTTTCAAATGGAAGCTCTCTCCCTGGATCATAGCCAAGTGTTGGGTCTGGTCGCATCGGATCAACGGAAGAAATACCGATGAGATACGAGATCATGCAGCCAGAAGATGAGCCTCTAATGTCTGCCGGAACACCCTTTGATCGAAGACTGTTTATGATATCATGAACAATCAAAAAGTACGCTGACATGCCAGCTTGCTTGAATACCTCAAGTTCGTGTTGTATTCTTTTTACATAAGCTTCTTTAAGAGATGGGTCTTGCTTAAACTCTTGAAGAAGACCAGTTGACTTAAAACCAGATCTGCAAAGTTCGCGCAGATACTCATGTGGATCAACTATTTTGTGGTCTCCAACTTTAAAGCTTGCAAGAATTGGTCGTTCTTGAATTGAGTAGTCTTCAATAAGATCTAAAAGCTTAAGGGTTTTTTCTCCTCGCTTAAGCTCCTTTGATAGATATCCACGAGACCATCGCTTGTCAAATATGCGAGAATCGTTCATTGCCTCGCAGCAAGATCCGCCATCTTCCTTAGCCTTTGTTAAAAGCTCGTGAAGCTCAATATCTTCCTTATTAAGGTAATGGATATTATGAGAAGGCAGGGCCTCTTCAAAAGATTCGCTTATTCTCTTGCCAAGAACAAAATGGGCTGGAAGAAGACTGACGTCATAAAACAAAAATACGTTTTCGTATATCTTCTTATAATTCTCTAGAACTTTTTCAATACGAGACTTCCAGTCTTTGTGCAGCAGTGTTTCGCACTCTTCAACAGAGTCGCTTGAGTAAGCCATTTCGTGGTTTACAAAAGCGCTTGAATAAATTTGGCTTTTAAGATCGCCAACGAGACAGATAAGACCAGCTTTATATGGATAAAGTGACTCTACTTGTGTTCTAGGCATTCCATTAAAAGAAAGGGCCTCCTTTGTCCGGGCCATAGACACAAGTTTAACTATGTTTTTATAGCCTGTTTTATTTTTTGCAAGAAGGGTTATTCGCCCAACAAAATTATCACCACTGTAAGTGTCAAGTTCTACCCCAATTATTGGTTTGATACCAGAGGCCTTGCATTCTTTGAAGAATGGAACAACGCCCTTGATATTGTTGTGGTCTGTCATGCATATTGCTGGTATGCCGTACTCTTTGCTCTTTGCAACAAGAGAATCAATTGTTACAACGCTATCAAGAAGCGACCACGCGGTGTGCACATGAACAGGAATATAGCTCATTGTTCGTCTTTAAAAGTGTTTCTTCTGTCAGATGTTTTAAGTGCCTTTTCCTCGGCCTTTGTCTTACGAACCTCTCCGACTCTAAGTATAGTTTTGTCGATTCCGTTAGCAACAAGATAGTTGAAAACATTATCGCATACGCTGCAACCATTTGCGGTTTTTGTCTTTCCGAAATGGCATGTTGTCTTGCATTTCCACGCCTGTGAACCGTTAACCTCTTTAATCCTGGTTGGAAGATGATTACCCTTTATGGTATTGAAGTGGTCTTTGATAATTGACAAAGTTTCCTTTCTTTGCTCGTCATCAAAACATACCGTAAATGGCCCACCGTCGTTTACAAAGTGTATCGTCAAAAGTCTAGTCTTGTACTGCGGATACAGCATCGAAACAGCCAAATCGTACATTCTTAGCTGTATATCTTTGCTTGCAAAATAATCATATTCTTTAAGCTCGCCTGTCTCCCAAGATTTTCTTGATCCTGTTTTCCAATCAATTATCTCTAGGGTGCTGTCATCAAGCTTAGTTATTAGATCAATCGTGCCACGGATTTCGTAGTTTCCAGAAGTAGTTTTCTTGCTGAGTACATCGTAATACTCAAAGGTAAAGCCTGGCATTGTTAAAGGTATTCTGAATTGACGCTCCGTGTGCAGAACCTTCAGGTTTCTTGGATCGTACTTCGTGCCTAGAACCTTTTCAATAGACTTAAGGCAAAACCTTTTATCGGCACCATCAGCCAAATCAATTCTTCCAGCGTTTTCAGCTTTGTAACGCTTCCAGCATATATCTAGCAAAAGCACGTGATCAAGCAGAAGGCCATCTTTGTGACCAAGCTTTGTGGCTTTTGCCATTATTTCAAGTACGTGATGCACAATTGTACCAAGAAGGGCCTTTTTCCCAGACCCGCTTGGTATTTCAAGTATTGAGTCAAGGAAGAACTGAAACTGACAACCCTCGTAGGTTTTTATTGAAGACGCTCTTAAATACTGGATGTTCATTTCGTGGCCTTTTCAATCTGATCCTCAACCCTCACAATTGGTTGATTAAATATACGTTCTGAGTTTTTAACAACAACAAGAGTGTTTGCTGTTGACTCTATAAAGTCCTGAGTAGATTTTATCTTTTTAGGTGAGTAGCCTCCACCGTTTTTTACAAACTTCTGCTTAGAAAGCTTAAGAATCTCCTTGTAGACCTTTTGTATTTGTGGTGGCCATCTTTCTTCTATGCCCTTGAATGGTATGTAAACTATATACGGTATCTCAGTCTCCTGGCAGGCGTATATAAAATCAAGCTCAAATCCTATTGAAGCTCTTGATATACAAATAGAACCATCTACTTCTATAGAGCTGAGTTGTGAGATAATTTGATTTCTAACAAATAGCCTGGCTGGATCGTTAAGATCGTATGCTCCATTAAAATTTACGGCTTCAGCTTTTATACCAATAATCATATATAATGACTCAGTATTGACTTGATGGATTCGTTTTTCTCATCCATATTCATATCATCGTTTCTGATTGTATGAAATTTCTTTATATTGCTAAAGTCATAGTTATCAAGGGCCGTTTCGCTTTCATGCTGGTTGTTCAGTGGGTTTCTTGTAAACTTGATAACTATAGGCTCGTAAAAGGTAGCATAGTTAATCTCATTTGGAAATCTCGCGTCTGATATGAGAGCAAAATCCAGACCCTCTTCCTTTATTTTTTTAATTGTCGCTTGTACCCAGCAGTCTTGGTAAAATCGTCTAAATATATTTGTGCCAAAGACCTGCATGACATCTCTTGCGGTCATGTAATCATCGCATCTTGATCCTGGCTTGTTTTGCATTATCATTGCTATATCAGTGCTGCACATGGGCAAGTCGCACCACTTGAATCTAGTGTTTGTGTTTTTGTCGGAGTTCTCACCCCAGCATTGATTATATTCAAGACCCAAAACATTTATGCATACCTGTTTTAGCGCGTCTGCAAATGGATAAACTTTTGATGAATAACCGTGCTCTTTTAGAAAGCCGCGAACGTAAGAACAAGCAGTGTCTTTTCCGCTCTGCGCTTTGCCCGTCATTATAATTATTTGTGTCTTCATTTTGATAGAACTTTTATTTGTGGCAAAACTTTGCAATTAAATTCTTCCAAAGACAGCATGTCTGGGTCTTTGTTGTCGGTAAGAATTTTAGATATAGAGAATCGTGAATTAAACAAGGATTTTATTTTTGAGGCAGCTTTTGTTCCAGCTTCGTCAGAATCAAGCATGAGGCCAAGTTTTACAGCGCCAACCGAATGCAGAAGGTCTGCTTGCCTGTTTGACATCGATGAACCCATTATACCAACAACGTTTTTTATGCCGTACATGTGCATTCTCCAGCAATCAAAAGGACCCTCAACAACAACCGCAAATCCAGATGATTTGATTTCGTCGGCCGCATTGTTTATGTTGTAGATTTCAATCGATTTGTTGAATCCCTTTGGGTAGTGTCTCCATTTTGCGTAAAGTTTTCTATACGTTTCATCTATCGTATATTTTTCTGGAAAATACCATCCTAGCTTGTTCTTTTCAAATATTGATCTTCCAGTTATACCAACCAAGTCACCGTTAATATTCCTGATTGGAATCATTAATCTATGGTGGTAGGTCTTTCCATTTAGGGAGACACCAGCTTCGAAAAACTCGCAAACCTTTTCAGTAAATCCCCTTGATTTGATAAACTGATGACTTTTATCAAGTTTTGAAAGCCTACCGTCTGATATAACTTTGTTGCTGACAATTTCTTGACGGTTTCTAGTTATTGAAAAATCATTGAAATCGTCTGACTCTATTACTGATTGTATCCACTCTATTGCTTCGGCAAAGCTTATTTGCTTTAGCCCACGAACAAGCCCAATAATATCATTGCCGTATTTTTGATGACATCCATGTGTAAAGCAAGACCAACAGCACTTACCAAAGTGATAACTAAAAGCTGTTGGGTTGTCTCCACCGTGAACGGGGCATTCTTGTTGGACAGAAGAGTTTCCATTGAATTCAAAACCAAGAGCCTGCAAGATTTTGTAGTCATTCTCGCAGGCAATCTTTTTAAAGATTTTTATTTCTTCAGAACTCAATATCGTCTTCGTCGTCATTTTGATCAATGTTATTATTCGATTCTAGTATCTCAAAATTAAACTTGCCCTCAATCATTTCGGATCTTTCTAGATTAGATACGATATTTATGTACTCAGAAGAGGCGTCCATTCCTCCACCGTATCTAGTATCTATCACAATTAGCTTTCTGTCACCGTTTGTTTTGCTGTCTCCAGCAGCAACATCCTCATCTGTTTTCTTTTTAAGATAGGCAAGGCTAGAGCAAAGCCACAAGATTCTATCGCTTCCAGAAACAACGCTACTGTCTTCTTTGCTAATTCCGTCACGATTAAGCTGAACTGTAGCAAGAACTGGGACGTCATTTTTAACCGCAAAGTTGTGCAGCTTTGTTATAAAGTCACCTAGGTATTGGTACTCTTGGAAATCGCCAACGTCAGCAAGATCCATAGTCTTCAAGTAGTCAAGCATTATTAGGCAGTCTTTGGTGTTTCCGCCTTCGTCACGACCAACAACAGAGGAAATCCAACGGCGAGCTATCGACATTATCTCTTCTGGCTTTTTGCCAGCAATGCTAATGTGATAAAACGGCATCTTCTTAATGGAGTCTAGGGCTTGTTCGATGGAAAACTTTAGGTTCTCCTTTTGGGAAAATTGACCAGTTTCAATTGAACCTTGATCAACACCAGAGTGGAGAGATACCCATTTAACAGACTGGGTTTCTTTTTTCATTTCTGTATCAAGATACAAAACTGGTATTCCCTGCTTTGCCATGTTAGCAGCGACGTTCAGACAAAATGTGCTTTTACCAACCTTTGGTCTAGCACCAACAACATTCACTGTTCCTCGTCTATATCCACCGCCAATAGTTTGGTCGTATCGGGGATAACCTGTCGGAATCCCAGCTGACTTTACTGGATTTTCAGCCAGATATTTTATATGACCTTCTGCAAATTCACCAATTTGAACAAGGTCGTTTTCACTAGTGACCTCTGGTATAAACTCAAAAACAGAAGACTCAACAGCCGAAGCAACGTCAACTATGCTTTCTGATCCGCTTAGATCGCCAATTGATTTTATGCCAGACTCTAGCTTCTTTTTTAGTAAACGGCAAAGACTCCAGAACTTTACCTGTCTTGCAAAGTGTTGATAATCGCCCTTTTCAGATTCAATTGCCTGTATTGCTTGGATTGACTGTGATTCTTTTGATGAAACCTGCCCAGTTTTTGACAGCTCGGAAACCAAAAGCTGTGGGCTTATTTTGCCTGAGTTTCCAGATTCGGCAAGGGAGGCAATTGCAAAGAAGCATTTCCCCAAAAGGGCGTCACCGAAATCAGAATCGGAAATAGCAATATCGCTTGAGTAAATAACATCAGCGCCATTGTTCATGGCGCATGATATCAAGCTTTCTTCACAGACAGACTGGTTGTAAGATTTTACTTTGCTCTGCATTTATTGCACTTTATCTTGATTGAGCTGTCAGATTGTAGCATGCCAGCAGGATACTCTTTGTTGAAATCAAATGTTGTCGCACAAACCTCGCACTTTTTCATATTTGGTCTATAGGCGTCACGATAATGTTTTTTTCGAGAGCTAAGCTTTTTGACTTCTTCTTGGTAGTTTGGTAGCGCGTCTTCGGGAAGCTCAAACTCTTTGCTTGATATGAATCTTTGGTCTCTAGACTGAGCATCATCTTCATGCTCGTCTTGCTCCTGGGCTTGAGTATCATACTCGTAGCCACGATCCTCAATAACATCTTCGAGAAGTATTTTTTTAATGGCCTCAATTTTTTGAGTGTCAATATTGGTGCCTTGCTGCATAACACTTATCGGGGCTGTCTCTCCAAATATTGTGGTGTAAAACTCACGAACGGACTCCATATCATTTGTAATGATGGCCTTTTGCAGAAAACCTTTAAGATCTTTCATTTGTTATTCCTCTCTTTTCAAAGCAAAGATTTTTTATAGATGAGGCCATAAACTCAATTTTTTTGTCTATGTCCTCGATTGTTTTTAGTTGAACTTCGCAGAGTGTTTTTATTGACTCTAGCTGCTTTGCCACTGGATCGTTCCTTTTAATTACAAGTGACTTTTCAGCTATACCGTAGCCGTTTGTGTTTGGTAGCTCTCGGCCGACAATAGAGTTGATGTTTGCGTCGCACCAAGAAATATTCGAACGAAGCCTGTTTGCTTCGGTTTTAATGTAAAGGCCGTATTGAGAAAGTCGTATACAGTCAATAGCAAGATCTTCTCTGTTTGCAGACTTTAAATAATCCCTTGTCATACCAAGAAGCCTATCGACTTCTGGTGGAACCATAATAGCCGCAAACTTAAAGTGGTCACGAAACTCAGCCATCTTCTTTTGAATTTCAGACCGATCCATCAGATTTTGTGATTCCAAAATATTTCTCCGCTTCTTTGATTGAGTGTAGCTTGATCAGTCTTATGTTATTAAGTTCGCAAAAAAGTTCTTTCATTTCATCACGCTGCTTTTGATTTTCAAAGTCAGCGATGCTGTCATGAAAAAAGGGGTTCATTTCACTGTGCTGCTCGCCCTGTATCTCAAAGGCAATTTTGCGCTGAGGCAGATAAAAATCAAGAGATAGCCTAGTGTCTGGTATTGTTATGTCCTCTAGGATCGGATCAAGAGGATATTTTTTTGATATCATTTGCCCAATACTGTGCTGTATTTTTGATCTGCAAGTCGCCTTGCTTTTCATTGGCCAAGTCGTCGGGCGTAAATCCCATGCAATTCTTTTTGATGGATTATTTATTGAAATTACTTGCATGGCATAGCCATTTGCTCTACCTGAGATAGAAGAGAAGAGTAAAGCTTTTCGTCTTTTCTTAGCAGCTCAACAACAGCTAGTTGGCCTTGAATTTTTTCTTTTGCGCCACCAATGCTATACCAAGCCCCAGCTTTTTGAATAAGACCAAGTTCGCAGCAAATATTGAACAAATCCATATGCTCATCAACGCCTCTTCCGTAAATTATTGGCACTGTTACTTCTGCGCCAGGGGCGCCAAGCGCTGAAGCAATAACATTGAAGTGTGCGTTCTGACCAATAGTCTTGTTAGCGGAGTCATTAATGTCTTGCTTCCATGCAGCCTCTAGCCAAACAGATGCTCCGTACTGAGGAGCATTGCCACCAACCGCATAGCTCTTCTTTCCAGGCCCTGGGTTTGGATTTGCAATCATGTGAGTCAAGGCAATAAATGTGCTATGCGTAACCGGCAGGATCTGGCTGACTCTCTTAAATATCTTGTACATAAGCGTGGCGGTTCCAGCCATTTTAACAGAGTCGCCAATATTAGAAGACAGCTCACCCTCCGGGCAAAGCGCAGCAATGGAGTCAAGAATGCATATTGAGTGCTCATTATCTTTTAGAGTTTGAAATATAAGATTTAGATAGTCTTCAGCGCTCAATATTTTTGTGCTGTTAGATCTAACGATGTTTAGATTCTCTTTATTTATATCTGGAAAGCAGTCAACTAGCTCAGTGCGCAAACGGCCCTCTACGTCAAAGAAGAAAGCCTTTTTAGAGGGGTCTTTTCTGTGGCATTGCTGCACATAGTGCAGTGCTAGAGTTGTTTTACCGATTTTTGGCTTACCGCTTAGAAGAACGCTAGTTCCTTCTGGAATACCACCAGACAGAGCAATGTCCATTGATATGGTTGTTCTGAATACTCGGCCTTCTTCTTCACGAAGCAGATTTGCTGGAATTAAAAAATCTTCGACAACTAGCGGTTTTGTGCTCATACAAGTCCTTTACGTAGTTTAGGAGCGCGACGAGTGTCTTCAACGGTTATAATGGTCTCATCAAATTTGTTTTTCTTGTTTTCAGCTTTTGCTTTTTCAAAATCAACCTGCTCATTAAAAAGATTAAAGACCATGGCTTTTTGCTTGTCTGAAGTAAGAAACCTTATCGTTATAATACCGCGCTCTTTAATATACTTTATTAAGACCGGGGCGCTAAAAACATGAAGCAGATTTTTTACATAGCTAAGCTCAAGTCTAAACTTCTCTGCAAGTGTTTTAAGCTCTGGCGTAGTTTGCGCGTTTTTTCTCCAAAACGGAGAAATTGGCTTTGAGGCCAAAATACCTTTTTTAATCTTCCACTCTATGTCGTTTAGTATAATCAGCTCAGTGATATAAGCTGATGTTTTAATTTTTAAGCCTGAGACGAAATTGCTGTCGTGTTCTTGTTCTTGCATCTTATAAGAGAGAATCCGCATTCTTGCGGAGGGCGCTCCTCAAACATAGTAGCTTCGAGTAAATTGTTATACCAAGTAATTTTCACGATATCATTTTCAAGATATCCAGCGCCGATAAACTCTTGGGCGTTGCCGTCACCAAAAGTAATTGATGCGCGCTTTCCAAAAAAGTAACCGTCTTTATTCTGAGCGACTGGAACAGAGGTTATATGTGGCTCTGGAAACTTTTTGTGAACCCAAAGAGCCATTGATTGTATTTCTTCTGCTCCAAATTCTATTGCGTCTGAAAGCTTAAACCACTCAGCGCCATCATCATTTAGCTTATCAAACCATGTCTTTTCTGATTTAAGATTTACTGACCAGAAAATGTTTAGCTTTGGATCAATAGAGGTGTTCATTTTTATCTACCGTTCATTTGATCAAATTTTTCTGATGCTGACTTAGTATGAACATACGCGCCTCTTTCATCTGAAGTAGCACCTGTCTTAAAAACATGAGACTTGATTGGTGCTGGTTTTTCTAGATCGGCGTTTTCCTTGTTGGTTTCGCCCTCTATTTTTCTTGAAATAAGAGCGATTACTTCTTCCATCTGATCTTTACTAAGCCTAGCCGCTTCAGCATCATCAAAGATTGTGTTTATTGATTTCTTGCATTGGCTAAGAATGGATTTTACTTTTGCCTTGTTCATCTTTTTACGCAAATCTCCGCTTTTTTAAGCATTAAAGGATTTTTTGTTTTTAGATAATCCGCGTAGGCGTCGAATGCTTCTTTTGAGCATTCAGTCAGTTTAAACTCATGCTCTGACCTGCCAGGAAGCTTTTTGTGAAAATCGTCAATTATTGGGTTAAATATCTTTCTTTGGGCGTTGCTTTGTAGTATGTAGTATCTAGTTCCAGTGTCTGACGACTGCACTTTTGCGCAGGCTCTAGACTCTTCACTAGCATTACCGTATTCGTTTAGATACTCATTAGAGTATTTCTTTTCGCCACCAAGCTGATCTATTGAGTTTATAAATTTCATTTTTGTTTTACAAAAGCCGTTAGCTTTACGTCTCCAGATATTTCATCGGTCATAAAGTCTACTATCTCTGTGTTAAATCTTGAATCATCAATTGGTGTACAAGATAAAACGCCCTCTATTTCAAATGGCCCAGAACCTGCATATCCGCTGCTAAACCATTTTGCCTCAACTGTTTGCACTGGTGTTTTTCCAACAATAGATCGAGACCAAACATTTAGCATTCTTTTTCCAGTATCATCACAAATGAATGTGTAACATGAAAGCTCGTCATCTATTTTTTTAATTTCAACACTCATGGCATTTTGCCTGTCATAATATAGTCTGTTTTTTGTTGCTGAGTCATTTCTGATATTTTCTTTGCTCGATTTTTTACTTCTCGTTTTTTCTTTTTATTTGATTCCCAATCAAGGGCACTTTTTGGAAGCTCGCCTCTCTTAACCGCATCTTCTGTGTTTTTGTTAGCCAAATCGCCTATTGTTTTTGGCTGGTTGGAATCAACAACTGTGTTTATTCCAGAAAAATCACGAGCCAAGCATCCATCACATCCACAAGATGGGCATTGTGTTGGTCTTTCATCTGACATTTTAAGCCAGATCTCAAAGTGGTGCTGGCACGCTTGGCAATCAAATGGGTATATAGGCATTACTTGCCCTTAACGTATTTCTTAAATTTAGGAATTATTTTAAAATCCCAATCAATTATAGCCTCATATGTATCGCCGGTTCTTGTTAATTTACCGGCTTTTACAAATTCTTCGCACAGCATGATGCTATAAAGCTCCTCTACAATTTGACTATCTTTTGGTTTTAAAAAGGCAAGATTGATCGGAAAATCAACCTCGCCATTTAAATATTTATGAACGACTATAGTCTTTCTACAAAGATCTTTTTTAGTTTTGTCATCAACTCTTTTTTCGAATACCTCGCAGGAAAGCTCTTCTGCAGACAATATTTGTGAGTATATTGAAAGCAGCGAACTACGATTTTCATTTACATATTTCTCTGCGCTCATCAATCATAAATACACTAGACACCAGTGTGCCCAAACCCGCCCTCTCCTCTTGATGTTGTGGAAAGGTCTGAGGACTCTGAGAAAGCAGGCTTGATGACTTTTGCAAACACCATCTGGGCGATCCTATCACCAACTTTTACATCAAATGCATTATCACTAAAATTTGCTAAGATGACACCAACGTCACCGCGATAGTCAGAGTCAATAGTTCCAGGTGCGTTTAAAACAAAAATACCATTCTTAAAAGCAAGGCCGCTTCTCGATCTTATCTGAGCCTCAATGTTTTGAGGCGTTTCAATAGATATGTTTGTTTTTATAAGTGCGATCTTTCCTGGTTCTATTGTAGTTGAAATTGCCGAGCAAAGATCTACACCAGCTGAGCCTGGTGTTGCGTATTCCGGTATTTTAGCGTTATCTGAAAGTTTTTTAATTTTTACTATCATGGTTTTTCTCAAGATGTAATATCTACAAGCTCACACTTATCGCCGCTGCACGCAAAAGTCTGTGTTCCGACAGTTGAGTCAGTCTTTTCGTAATCCTTTAGCAAGGACCAATCAAAATTGCTTGGCATTGACTTACTTAGCTTTTCGTATTCTTCTTTCGTGCAGTCTTGATATGGCGCCTGTCTGTAAGAATGGTCAGAGTGTGGCAAGAAGGAAATGCCGCTGATTTCATCGAAGTGTGCATATACCCAAGCACCTACATCCATCCACTCATTTTCTTTAACAGTCACAGTAATTGATGGTTTGTGCTCGCACCAATATCTTTGGTACATTAGCCAAACCTCAAGATGCTTGATTGCTGAAAGCGAGTTTCTCGTCAAAGATCCTTCGGCCTTCACTGGAAACGAGAAAACCATTGTTGAGTCTGGCTTCATGACACAAGGCTCATGTGGAAAGCCGTGATCAATCATTAGCTTACAAAGCGGATCTTTTCTGTCAGCGCGGACTGTTCTGATGTAGTAGTTGTTGTGTCTTGGGTGAATTCCAGAAGCGGCATCGACTAGCTGAGAAACAGTACCGCTTGGTTTTACACAAGTGATTGCTGCTGCTGGCTTTATGCCAATGCTGTTTGCGTATTTTTTGTTTGTGTCTATAGCTACTTTCTTAAGTCTAGCCAACATCATTTCTGTTTCTTTGCGGGCGGTTGCTGTAGAAGGATTGTCCATTATGCCAGTCAAAGAAACGCCCAACAGGGCCTCTTCTTCACAATTGTTTTTCCATTCAGATGAAAGGTACGGAAAGTGAGTCAAAGACGCCTGAAAAGTTCCAAGGATAGTTGCAAGTCTAACCTTTCTCTCAAGCGACTCTTCTGTATCGTTGTTCCGAACAACAACCTCAGTTAGATTACAGAACTCGCGGTCTCGCAGAATAATTTCAGAGCATGGATTTGTTCCAAACTCATATGAGGCGTCTCTTCTTTCCCCTAGCTTTTCCACAGTTTTTTTGCAAGCTTCACGATTAAAGATGCCACGCTCGCCGCTTTTACTCTTGTAAAGCGAAACCCACTCTTCCATGAAGATACCAATGTCTGGTCTTTCTTTATAGGCGACGGAGTTGTTTGCAAGACCGCGTTGGGGATTTTCGTTCCACCAAGCTCCTGATTTTGCATCCCGCATTCTTTCATCAGTGAGATTGCTGAGCGATATAAGTGCAGATCTTCGCACACCTCCAACCACGACAACTTCTGCAATTTTACAGACCACATCATGGCATTCGATTGAAGTGAGTTTTCTTCCTGCAGCCTTTTTAAAAGTATCAATAGTGAATCTAAAGAGATCCTCCAATGGCCCCGGACCAGACGCACGCCCACCAAATGTCTTGAGTCTTGCGCCAGCAAGACGAACCTTTGAGACGTCCCATTTTGGAATTTGGCCTCCAATAAGTAAGGACACCAGCTCTCTGTATGCCTTAGCCCAGCCAGCCTTGCTATCTTGAACGACAATAGTAGTTTCGCTGTTTGTAAACTCTTCAGCGATAGTTGGTAGCTTTTCGACGTATTGTCGCTCAACAGAGAATCCAACTCCTGTGCCGCACAGGAGAACGTATAGTATTTCATCAAACGCGCGGACTCTGCTGACTGTGACATAAGAACAATTATACCCTGCAACGTTGTCTCTCTGCAAAGCTTCGCCAGCAGTCATTAGAGCGCGCATGCTTGGCATGATTTCAAGATTAAGAACTGCAGATTTTAGTTCGGATAAAAGCTGCTTGTCAAGATTAAAAGAGCAGTTTGTCTTTAGGTGGTTTGAAAAAAACTCAAAGTATCTGTTAACAGTTTCGTCCCAAGACTCACGCCGACCAATCGCGTCTTGAAATCTTGAGTATCGTGACAAATGAATAAACTGCTGGTACTGTGTTGGTAGACTCATATTGGTTTTTATTGTAGGATTAGTAGCTTCGCATACACATGGTTTTTAGATTCAGTTACGGTATTCTTGTTCGATTTTTTGGGCGTAAATGTCCACACCGTACTTCTTGTAGAGATCGAAATTCTTCATGCCAATAGTTTGTCGATCTTGCGCCGAAGTGCTAGCCATCTTTTTTGTCAATTCTAACAAAGATTCAAAGTCGTCACACAGCCATTCGTCTGTCTCAAGCATTTCTGGTATAGCAGAGTTTCTGTATGAGATGACTGGTTTTCCGCAAGAAAAAGCCTCAAGTATTGAAAAACAAAAGGCCTCGTTAGAAGATGGATAATGATAAACATCACAGGAGTTAATAATCTCCTGCTTTTGTTCATCGCTCACATTGGCAAATATATTAGTGTTTTTCGCGTCTGTGTAATTTAGGTAGGCTGTAATACCATCAAAATACTGTCGATCAAGAATCTCGCCGCCAATTATAAAATTATTGTTTGGCATGCGCGCAGAACAATAAATTGTGTCGTGAATCATTTTTGATGGGCAGAAGCTTGAAACGCGGCCAAAAACAGGCGCTTCTCGTTGCTGGGTTATTGACTCTGTGGAGCAAATACCGTACTTAACAATTTCAAAATTGCTAACGTTGGGGCTGAGTGAGCGCTGATACTCAGAGCTGAAAAAAATCTTGTTAAATTTCGATGTATCAAAACCGACAGTCTGCCCACATAAAACACTTGCGAAAAGCTTGCACTTTGGTAATGTGCCAATGAAAGACAGCTGTTGTGAGCCAGGCACAAATATGTGGATAACATCTGGGGAAAACCTGTTTAGATGATCCGTAAGATTTTGATCGTACTCAAAGTTATTATTTGCAAACAGATACGTTTGCCCAAGCTTAGAGAACTTTTCCCTAAAAGGACCGTCAACACATCCAGCAAACATCATTTCGTGGTTTTTTGAAAGTGTCTGGGCTAAATTAAAAGACGCAAGAGACGACCCTCCCGCGTTAAAGAAGTTGTTTATAAAAGCTATTCGCATAATTAAGTATAGGTGTATAAATAAAAGTACAGTTATGGATACCAAAGAACCAGATTATATTTTTACAACTCGTGAGGCCGCAGAAAACATGGCTAAAAAACTAGGCTGTGGCGGAACACAAGAGTTTTATAATATAGATGGAAAACAGGCTGGATTAAAGGCCGATACTACTTATTATTTGCCCTGTTCTTCGCGTGAAGCCCTGCACAACAATCTTTCCAAATACAAGAAGAAGATGTCCAAGGCTGAAGAGCTAAGTATAGACGATATCGATTTTCTAGAGTGTGAAGGCCCAGTTTCTTTTGATGCTTTCCTTAAGTCGTATTTTACACAGGGTGGAGATTACGTAAGCGATTCTGTTCGCAGCACGCTAAAGAAAAAAGCTGACGACTACAATAAAAAAGGAAAACATAAAATAAGAGTCTCCACTTTAATTACTGTTTTCAGAAGAGGTATCGGCGCTTACAAAACAAATCCGCAAAGCGTAAGACCAAATGTACGAAGCGCAGACCAGTGGGGATACGGAAGGGTGAACGGTTTTTTACACGCACTTAGAACTGGGTCTTTCAAAAGAAAGCCGTTTGACACAGATCTACTACCGGGAACGCACAGGCTTTCTAGCAAGGGGAAAAAGTGAATAACAAATTAGAACAAAAAATAAAACGTCTTTTGGTTGCAAACAAAGCCACCGCCGCTGATTGTCGGAGGCCAGAGGGTCGATTTCAGGTTGTAGCAAATCCAACAACTAAAACCGAGGACGAGCGCGGAAATCCTATAGAAGTTGCAACAGATCCTTTGAATTACGTGTACAGAGACGCTACGGCAAAAGATCTGTGTCCAACATGCACTTCAGCCTCATCATCACAGGTATGCCAGTGCCTAGACGCTTATTTGCAGTACGATTATTACAAGTGGTATTGCTCTAGTGGCGGTGGGTTTGGTGACGTACACGAGCCGGCACCAAGACAGCTTCCAGCTGGATGTCCGTCTTTTGCAAGCCTTGGAATGGCTGGTGTGATTAGTAATTATGCTGGATCAGTAGATAATCCGCTTGAGGCGGTCCCTAGAACATACAGAATGCTTATTGAGTATCTTACTGGTCGATACCCAGCGGATACGACGATCCCAGGAAACTGGGTAAACGTATTCGGGCCAACGCGATTAACAGAGCCTGACATGCAGGCTCCGACAACCCCAGCCATATGGCAGCAGTTTTGGGATGGTACTCACCCGTACTCACGCTCTATTACATCTAGCCCGTTCTTTACGCCTGGAGGGCTGCAGCTCGCAAAAATGATGTTTGATGCTAGATGCGGTATACGAGCAGAGGCTACATCTGGGGCATGTTGTTCTGTTGCTGGAGATTTCGGAGGTTTCTCGTGTACGCAGGTTGGTGGGCCAGGAGAATGTCAAAACGGAACGTTTTATTCTGGAAAAACCTGCGAACAAATCGGAGGCGACAACTGCGGGAAAAGCAAAGTCAGCGTAATAGCTCCTTCGAAAAGAGAAAACACGCAGCTTGGTACGGCTTCGATAACTGATATGATAATAAAAGCCCTAAGGGGTGGTGTATAAGGTGTTATAATGAACAAATCAATAGAAGATAAGATCAGACTAATCGCTTTGAAACAAGCGGTTCCGCCACCGCCAACCGTATTAAAAACACCAGAGTCTACAGAAGAAAGTTTAATGGGTGGCGGCTCAAACAATCAAGTTTGCGGGATAACAATACCATCAAGATACGCAGATATCGTTATTAAAGTATACACTATTATGGTAGAGTCTATGTATTGTAGGATGGGTCTTAATCCTGGTAATCCTAGTGTGTGCAATGGACTATCCCTTGCAGAGCCTATAGATGGAACAATGCCTATAGACGTAACTGTAACGGATAGGGATCTGCCTTTGCTTTGGCAAAGAATACATCCAGAGTTTGATCCTATAAACCCTGAAACATGGGGTTCTTTGTTTGGGTCTAGTGAATATGTTGAAGATCAAGTAAGGTGGTTTGCTTGCCCAGGTCCACCCGGTGGCCCCGATATCGAAGGCGGGCCGTGCCCACAAGATCAAATAAATGCAATGGTTGATCTTGTTCGCCAGCTTTATATTCGTAAATGTGGATTTATTGTATCTCAAGCTGGTGCCTGCTGCACAGTAGTTGGTGATTTTGGTGGGTTTGCATGCACTGAAACTGCTGGTTTTGGGTGTGAGGGAACATTTTACCCTGGAAAAAGCTGCCAACAAATTGGTGGTAACAACTGTGGTCTGGCGGCAAACCCATTGAATATGCAAAAAGAAAATAAAAAAGCTATGGATCTTGTGTCTGCTGTAATGAAAAAGATAAAAGGTTGAATATGAAAAAGTCAATAGAAGAAAAAATTAGATTAACGGCACTAAAACAAACACCACCACCGCCAACGCTTTTAAAAAAGCCTGACAGTGCAAATGAAGATCTTATGGGTGGTGGAGGGGGTGAAACATTTGATATCTGTGGTGTGAGTATCCCAGCGCGGATGGACTATAGTTACACAATCAGGACGGCGTACGATTGGATTATTACTAGTATGTACTGTCAGCCGAACCCGCTAGGTCTTGAATACGGGTGCACTCCAGTATATGCTGGTCCGCCACTAGGCTCAGTTGTGGGCGTTGGTCAAGTTACCGATAGAGATGAGCCATTAACTTGGATTAGGAGTCACCCTGAGTTTAACCCAACAGACCCAGCAACATGGGGTTCTGTGTGGGGTCCAGGTGGTCTAGCTGAAAGATTCGTACGATACCTTAATTGCCAAATGGGTGAAGACGGCGTGTACGGAACTGGTCCGTGCGGCAATATTACTGATGCACAAATTAACGAAATGGTTGACTTGCTCAAGCAGCTATGGGTTCGCAAATGTGGTTTTGCTGTATCTCAAGCCGGTGCTTGCTGCTCTGTAGTTGGAGACTTCGGCGGATTTGCGTGCACAGAAGTTGC